GACCATGGACTTCAGAAGCTTGACCTCGCCCTGATCCCACGGATCAATGCCGTAGGACTCGAAGTAGCGGTACTTCGTCTCTTCGACTGAGCCAGGCTCATACCAGGTCACTCCGGCTCCGCCGTGCCAGGAATCCTGCGACCTTGTCCACCACAGGGAGAGCGTCTGCTCTCCCGGCTCTGCGGACGTGTCGATCTGCTGCTTGCTCGACTCTGCGGTCTCGCGCACATACTGATTCTGCTCGCTGCATGCGAGCAGGAAGGGCATATCATTGATCGAGATATCAGGGAAGTAACCGGTGCGCCGGAACGAACTCGCTACCTCACGGGAGGAGAGGGAAAACGGAATGCCCTCTGAGATGTCGGGCGGCGCGGAGAGAAGATAGGGCATTCCGCTTTCCTTACTTCACGAGACGGAGCTGGAGCATTCTTTCGATCACGGATTCGCCGATCGAGGCGACCTGCGCTTCCGTCAGCCCGAGGGGCTGAATCCCGCCGATCTCGGCTCTGAGCGCAGCGACTTCTGCCTTCAGGAGTGCGACCTCATCGACGAGCGAAGAGGTGTCCCGCTTCGTCGAGTAGGTCTTCGTGACCAGTCGCGCGAGCGCCGTGGACGGCGCGACCTCGGTGTTGTTCGGGTCCTCGGAGTAATCAACGAGGCCATCTGTCTTCCAGATGGATCGGATCTCGGCGGCTGTCAGCGACACAACAATCTCCTTGGCCCGGGAAAGAATCCCGGGGAACTGTGCAATGCGTACTTTCCCGGGGCATGTCTTACCGACGACTGGAGTCCAGACGCCTGGGAATTGCGAGTGGTAACCGACGCCTGGGGAATCCCAGGCGGAGCACTTCTGGAGGATCACGCCATGCGTGCTGTGAGCCCAGGCGATGATCTGCGCAATGGATTCGAGCTGCGCAGCGGTCCACTCGTACGTGTCGGGGCTGCCGTTGTCGGCAGACTCGATCGAGATGGCCCGAGGGTTGGCCTTATAGTTGGCGTCGGCCTGCCTGGTCGTATCCATGTACTGCTCGACCTTGCCGTCGAGTGCCACCCAGAAGTGGGACTCGACAACGACATTGCTCCGGCCGAAGTAGTTGTAGAGACTGCCGGAGCCGACTGCCGAATGGACAATGGCCTGCGTCGGCTTGATGACAGGCGCGGTTTCATTCTCTGGGAGGGGCAGCCATGAGGCTGCCGGATACCGCGCCATCAGGCTGTCACGAACACCAGGACGCCAGAAAGAACGTCGCTGGTCCCAGGACTGATTGAGGACGAAGTCCCGAGGCGGGTCGCAGGCTTGTACGAAGTCGGCATCGGGGCACCACTGAAAGAAACACTGTTCGCCGAGGACGACCACATACCGCATGCCCCGGACCAGTGTTCAGTCTCGGAGTCATCCCGATAATTCCAGAATCCCATGCAGCTCTGGATCTCGGTACCTCCACCGGCGTAACCGGTGTAGGGCGACGGCAGCGCCATCTGAATCGTCGAAGAGAACGATGGGCTGGTACCGCACTGCGTGCGCCACCAGACGAAAACGAAATCACCGATCGAATACACTCGGCCGACGTTCACCGCCCCGGAACCCGGGGCGAATCCGGTATAACTCGGCGTGAACGACGAGTTCTGGAACAGGTTCGAGTCCGCCGTCTGAAGATCCGTGATGTTCGTGCCATACGTCCCCAGCGTGGACGTATGCGAGGACAGTGTTCCATTGATCGTCGACAGATCTGTCGCCAGATTCGTGATCACGCTCTGCGCGATGTTGCTGAAAGTATTGCTTGCGCCGGACATGGTCTTGTTGGTGAGTGTCTGAGTCAGCGTGGTGCCAACCACGCTGCCAGCGCCGACTCCGTGAATGCCGGTCGTCGCCGTTGGATGCGAATTGAGCGCAGTGACGTCCGACTGGATGGTCGTCAGGCCAGTCACGCTGGCCTGCGCAATCGCGGACAGCGTGTTGGTCGCACCGCTGATCGACTTGTTCGTCAGGGTCTGTGCGTCGGATGTACCGACAACTGCCCCTGTAAGGCCGTGTACGGCCGTTGTGGCGGCGATATGGTTCTGGGAGTCCTGGAGGTCGCGACCGGTTGCCATGTGCCTTACAACGGCTCCTGCGGTGTGCGCGACGGCAGTCGTGCCGTCGGCCCCACGAGTGACCGTGAGAGTCAGTCCGGCGACATTCGTGACCGTGACGATCTCTTCGGATGCAAGACCCGGATCGAGGACCAGCGTGAAATCGGCCGACGGGAAACCGGAGGTCGAGCCGACCGCGATCGAAGTCGCGGAGTTCGAGATGTCTGCGGAAAGGCTTGTCGCCCCCGCGACAGAGGAGAAGTTACGCATGTGCTATCTCCGAATGTTGTGGACGCGGGGGCGGTAGGTTGTATTCAGCGCCCTGACTTCCTCGGCCAGGCGCGCTTCATAGCGCTTCTGGAGCGAGGCTGCGATCTGCACAGAGATACCGGTTGCCCGGTTCCCGGCCATTGCCATGGCCTCGGCCGTATCGACCACAGCTCTGGCTGTGTCGATCCACGGCAGAAGCCGTGCGCAGGTACCGAGAATGACGACGTCCTTCGAGGACGCCGGGAGGCCGGTCTGAGTCGCATAGACTTGAGCACCAGTGCTCATGGCCGTCGGACGAGCGGCGTATGTTACACGGCATGTTGCACCGGACGGAATCGGATCGCCAAGGGCGATCGCTTTCCCGGTGGTGAAATCCGTGAGATTCGTCGAAGACAGCAGCTCGAAAGAGCGGGCGGAGATCCACTGAGTGGTCGTCCACTTCCAGTCGAGCGCAAGAATGCGCTCGGCATCTGCTGGCATCTCATACTGCCACTCGGTCGAATCGACCGTGATCTCCGTGGTCTTCGGAGCGAAGAGCGAAGGATACAGGCCGCGAACCGTGTTATTGATTTCTCGTGCGATCACGGATCGCGGCCACTGCGGATTCACCCGGACGGCCGCGCCGCTCGTATGAGCAGCTGCCGTTGACTGGCGATAACCGCGTCCCCAAGTGGGGACGGTGGCAGTCGATCCGTCAATCGAACTTACGTAGACCAGCTCGTCGTCGATCTCGACAATGCCACGCGAAAGGATGCTGTCGTCATCGACGACGAAACTCGTCGCTCCTGACGTGATGTTTCCGACCAGCGAAACTACAACATCGTTGTTGGTACCCTGTCCGGTGAGGGACAGGGCGACCTCATCAATCATGGAATCATACGTGTCTGCGGTGGGGAATCCCATTAGATCACTCCGCGTTCCGCCTTGGCGATGGCCTTGTCCATGGCGGCGTTCGTGCAGCTTTCAGGGTTGAGACCCTGCCTCACGACGCTGCGGTACCTCGCCAGCTCCGCATCCCACGACTTCTGCTTCGTGTAGTCCCAACCGTTCGCCGAGTTGCAATAGGCGACTCGACTTCCCTTGCTCCGCAGGCATTCAGCGTAAGAGGAATGATCCTGCGTCCTACATCCAGTGCTGCACGCCATCAGTCATTCCTTCTCTCCAGCCTGAATACGCTCGTCGCGTGGTCCCTGATGTGATCGTCGAACTTCCTCTCGATCCGATCGCATCGGGCAAGGATCTGCGCCAGGAGTGTGGGATCGAGCGCCTGGAGCTTGCTCCGCACTGAAAGTGCGGCAGCGGCAACGGCGCCGAGCGTGGGAACAATGCCGAGTCCGACGATCCAGTCGATCATGTGATGTAGCCCCCATATCCAGCAGCGGTCAGTGCTGCCGCCTCTGCGGCATCGACCGTATGGTCATATCCGCCGAGGTAGACAATGTCGGCAGCGGTCAGGTCGGCCGCTTCCGGATAAGAAACTTGCGTATAAGATGCACCGTTCTTGAGAACGGTGATTCCACGATCCAGGGAACAACGACCGAGCAGACCGCCCAGGCCCTCATACTCTTTCGTTGTTGGCGTTCGGAATGTCGGCATTGTTGCCCCTTGAATACAAGACAGGGGCAGCCGTATTGACTGCCCCTGTCAGATGGGATTACGCCCAGAGCGAGCTGGACGAGAGAATGCGAATCATGCTCTCGTCGCGGTACTTCGCCCATCCGAGAACGCCGTACCAGCCGATCGTGCGGAATCGCTGAAGCTTGTCGGTCACCGGACCGATGACGCTTCCGGGCTCCTGGTAGACCAGCTCGGTCATCGCCTCGGGACCGGCGATGTAGGTACGGGTGACCGTCTCGCTGGAACCGCCCGTGTTCGTGGTGCGGGTGTTGTTGTTCACGACGAACCTGACACCCTCGAACTCACCGAACTCACCGCGCCAGATGGCGCTCTGGTCGGTGCCGTATTCGTTCGGGACACGCCACGAACCGGAGCCAGTTTCCTGGCGAAGGTCATGGAGTGCATACGGGTGCATGCCGCCCCGGTAGAACACACCGTCCACGGTCGGGACATTCGCGCCACGCAGAAGCGTGACGGCCTTGCGAATGTCAGCCGCGTCGATGATGTCGGTCGCGTCGATGTTGTTCTCCGCCGTCGCGTTCCCGGCGTAGATCTGATTCGTGGTGAAGGTGTCCATGACATCCTGGACCATCGAGTCCTGCCAGTCGGCAAGGTGGTTCGCAACGGCCTCGGCCGCATAGCGGTCGATGTCGTCGAAGCTGAAGATGGTCAGCTTCCGCGTGCGAGTGACGGCGAAGCCGTACTCGTTCGCGGTGACCGTTCCGGTCGTGGTGACCGGCAGCTTCGTGCTGTCGATGTCCTGTTCTTCATTCAGGGGCGTCTTCGCTGCGGTGACCGCAGTCGAATCGAACCACTGGTGAAACTGAAATGTAATGGTCTGACCAGGACCATTCGGCCTTTCGGGCCGACGGTCGACCCACGTACGATACTGCGCACGCTCACGCAGCTTCGCCGCAATGGCGAAGTCGTACATGTTCTTGACGGTATTGTCGCCGATGCCACTGGTAGTGGCGATCGAGGTAAATTCGTTGGCCATAAGGCCAACCCCCTATCGTCTTAGCTAGGGCGGGAGAGTCTCTGCCCGGCCTGCGTCCAGAAATCATTGAAAGATGTGGACTGATCGAATGCGGTCTTGAGCCCTGCGATCATGGCGTCCTCTGTAGACGGAGCTGTCTCCGTCGAAGCGGGGGAAAGATTCTGAACCCGCTTCATCTCTTCGACCTGTTCGGCGGTGAATCCCTCCGCCGCCTTATGAGGGGTCGGCGCGGGACCGACCTGACTTTCAGTCTCGTTTTCCAGGTCGATTCCGAACAGCTCGCCATTCTCCTTGAGCCACGCCTTGATTCCTTCCTCGGTGGGCTCGGTGTCCTCGGGAATGAACTTCGCAACTCCCAGTTTCTTCACGCCAAGCTTCTGAAGGGCTTCCTTCACTCCGGAGGTCCGGTAACCCGACTTGTACTTGTCACGCTCTTCTGCCAGCTCCTTGAGCTGCTTTCCCTGGTCGTGGATCTGCTTGCGAAGCTGCCTGACGAGAGGAGTATCGTTATCGTTCTCGTCATCCCAGATATCAGTCATGTGTTGCTATCTCCCTGTGAAGTGGCGCCAGCCTTACAGCCGATAGGGGATTACGGTGCAGCTCTGGCTACCGGTCTATTCCGCGATCAGGGGCCGGTCGATCCTGATCGGAGCTGACACGGGAGGAATCGAACCTCCGACGACCAGATTAACAATCCGGCGCTCTACCAACTGAGCTACATGTCACTGGGTAGGGGAGCGGTGCACCGCTCCCCTCCGTGGCGGGGGCAGGATTTGAACCTGCGTCTTCTGCTTATGAGGCAGACAAGGAACCTAACTCCTCTACCCCGCTGCGCCCGCCCCAAGCGGGGCGGCGTTCATGTGGGGAATGAGATCCCCTCGATCCGCGCGCCAGCACGGATCGTTCCAGATGTCGTTGCCGAGATCTTGATGTCTGTCATCGAAGGAATCAGCGTTCCCCCGATCGGTTGAGAAACCGACGGCCCGGCAACCGTCTTGGCAGAAAGCGTGTGGCGTGTGCGCCACAGATTGGAGCCAGGCTCTCTGGTCTCCAGGAGGAAAAGAACTTCCACCGAAGATGCGGGCGTTCCAGAAACTGAGAACTGGAGCCTGCGGACGATCAGTTGCCTTCCTGCTGGAACTGTGATAGCGGCAGTCTGGGCCTCGCCCCGCCCGGCGAGGACTACTCCGAATACATTCGCCGTAGTGCCCGAATGGTTGACGGTGATGTCTCCCGCGTTGGTCTGACCGCTTCCCCCGGTGAGCCCATATATGGCGCTCACTCGGTGGAACTTCTGAGTGGTAAGAACTGGAGTCGTACCATTCAGCGAGACGGTTTCGTTGATCACTGCGCCTGCGGCGCTCAGACCTTCGATGCGCATGGTGCGCATCCCGGTCCCTGCTGCCGCATCGTCGGCAGAGGCCGAGACGACGCTCAGAGTTTCTTCCCCGGTTACGGGGAAGCCGGTGTATGTTCCTCCACCGACCCAGATGTCTTCGGCTGCGCCGGTGTTGACCGCCGCGTTGTATCCGTAGACGGAGTGGTATCTGAACTTCGGAAGCATGCTGGAGGCAATGTCGCCTCCAGCTTCCAGCAGTCCGATGAACCGACTGGCGCCCATTACGACACCGTGACCCTGCGGAACTTCACATCATTATTGGAACTGTTCGGAGTGATGTGAATGTACGGCCCGCGCGCATGGGTGGTGTTTACGCTGACTGGAGTCAGCGTGACGTTCCCGGCATCAGTTCGCTGAATCGTGATCGCCGTCGCGGTGACGTCGATCTGGATCGTTGCCCACTGTCCGCCGATCATTGCGTGCTGATCGGCAGCACCCAGCTCCGAGATCTTCGTTCCGGTCCCCGAGCCAAGGGTGTGCGTGTAGAGCTGGACATATCCCTCGTTCGGTCGAACGAGGAGGTGATACCCATTGCTATTGGCGCTTCCCTGGAAGGTGAATGCGGTGTCATCAGCCTTGTCGAAGGCGATGCCTGCGTGCAGCGTTGCGCTCGGAAGTGTCGGCCACATGATGTCGAAGACAATCCTGTGAGTAGCAGCCGCCGTAGTGGCGGCGAGCTGACCGAGCATCACCGTGTTCCCGCTGCCAGAGGCGAGGGTGATCGACTCATCTGCTGTCGTCATCGTCGGGAATGTCGAGGCGTCAGCAGTTCCGGTGATCTCTCCGGAGTCCCTGACCCTGTCCTGCCAATTCGTGGTCGCCCGCAGGGCGGTCGTCCTCTTGAGATACGCAGGCTGCGGCGTCATGAAGATCGTCGCACCGAGCGCGGTGAACGTAGCGAGTTCGGACCTGCGGAACATCCCGTGGATGCAGACCGGCTTGCCGGTTGCCCGTGCAAGACCGACGACTTCCGATGTGGCCATAGCTGCATCGAGTGCCAGGATATCGACGTTCGGATCGTTCGCCCCGTAGGTGACCTGTGCGTTCGTGTCACCATTGAAGTAGTAGATCCAGGTCTTGTATCCGAGTGCATGTGCTGCTGCCGCAGTGGTTCCAGCTCCACCAGCAGTGGAGCGATACGCCTTGATCAGGAACTTCTTCGTCGGATTCGGGTAGCCATTGGCGAACCGGTAGAAGGTCGCATAGTCAGCCGCCGAGCCGGACTTCGGCTCGACCAGAATTGGAATCCGGCCGACCATTTCAGCGAGTGCTTCGCTGAACAGCGGGATGGGCTGACTGGCCCATCCTGCGCCGACGAGCGCAGTCATGTCGATCACGCCGGAGGCGTTGAGCAGTTCCGGGTAGGTGATCGCATTGATATCCCCGGCGAGGTTCGTCGTTCTGTCGAACGACGTGTCATGCATGACGACCGGAACGCGGTCGAGTGTGCACGAGAACGACAGTTCGGCGCCGTCGGCGACTCCTGCGCTGTGGATGAATCCGCCGAGGCTGTTCTCCGGGAACGTCTGCCTGCTGGCCCTGTGGGAAAGGATGATCGGGTTGGACGTGGTCGCCTCGAAAAGCGAGGCAACCACATCCGTCCCGGACGACGAAGGGTAGTAGAGAGGCATTAAACCACCTCAGTGACTCGTGCGTATCCGTTCGCGCTCGACCAGAGGCCGGTATAGATGCCCTTGTAGTTGGACATCTCGTAATACCCTGCGGCTTCGATCTCTACCGAATAGGATGTCGCACTTGCCGCACTGCCCATCTTGAGGAAGAGCGTCGACGTGCTGTCGTTGTAGATGCAGATCATCTTCCGCGCGTTGTTCGCAGCGGCGATAGTGACAACAGTCGCAGACGACGCTACATTACCCGTCGTCGCGGAGTGCATTACGCATCAGCCTCCAGCGTGCCGAACTCGACGTAGCATTCGGTCGTGGACACGAACGTGATCTTCGCAGCGCCGTACTGGGCGCTGACCCGTGGACCGGTGAATGCATTCCGCAGAGTGAGACCGGCCCCGGCCGTGAGGACGGCCTTGCCAGCGCCGTTGGAATAGATCACCACGGAGTCACCAGCGGCGAAGATGTTCGCCGGAATGGTCAGCGCTGCCTTGGACCCATAGGTCACTTCGACGCACTTGCCTGCGTCGTCGAGGGTCAGCGTGTACGCGCTGGTCCCACGGTCGACGTAGGTCCGCTTTCCGGAGATCGCCTGGCCGATGTCGGCGACCTGCTGGTCGTCGGTCGGAATCGGCTTGAGCTTCGGCGTCACCAGAGCCTGCGGCATGACACGCTGTGCGATCAGCGTGGTGCCGTCGATCTCCTTGACCGTGACGACCAGCGGAACGTTGTTGGCCGCGTAGAAGGTGTAGTCGGTGTCGAAGTAAATCGGCAGCGTGATCGGGGTGCTGAGTGTGGAATCCGAGTAGAGGCTCGCCGTGGCGGCGGTCTCCTGGACCGTTGCCGAGTAAAGGTTCAGCCTCTGTCCGGTGGCCTGAATGGTTACTGCGCCCATGATTCTCCTTGTCAGAGCTGCCCGGCACGGGCCTTGCTCAGAGTGGATTTACCTGCGCCGGTCTTCCCGGAGAACGCGGCGCGTTCTTGACTCGCCAGCTTGTTCCGCTTTTCTGCGGCAGTCGCATTGCCGCTGAACACTTCGCTGACAAGATCTTGCATTGTCACGTCCTCGCCGCCATAGATCGAGGACATCTTCTCGACCGTGGGAAGCTCGGTCGAGACGAAACCGAAACCGGATCTCGCAGTCTCCTGCGTTACCCCCTGGGAGGCCAGAGATTCGGCTGTAGCTTGATCAATTCGCAGACCCTGCCCGGAGGCAGCACCTGCCACCTGCGAAGCGCGGTAGCGCTTCTCAAGGACCGCAGAGGTGCGGTCCGGATCAAGGGCATAGGCGACGATGTCGCCGGTGCTATAGAACTGCTTGAAATAGTTCATCGTCGCGTTGTCAGCGTTGTTCAGGGCGTCCTGAACAACGGTCACGCGAGCCTGGATCTCAGTGGGACTGATGTCCCGTTCGAGGAACGACTGGAAGTCGGACTGCGAATCGTAGAAGCCGGTCGGAAGACCGGAGTCGACCATGACCTGTCGATAAGCTCTTTCCGTCGAGATGTACTCGGCGGGAGAGAGGACAGGAAGACCTGCCGCTAGGCGAGCCTTATTGGCAACGAAGCGCCTCTGATACTCTTCCGTCTGCTGGAGTTGAATGGCGACGGTGTCAGCGGAATATCCGGCCTGAACCAGTTCCAGAATCCTCGGAGCGAGAGAACCGAGGCCGTACGAGTCGAACAGACTGACCAGGGAAAGGTAGGCATCTTCCTGATCGACCGATAGGGTCTGCTCATTGGCTGCCTTCCTAAGTTCACGAAGTCTCTCGATAAGGTCTTGAGCGTTTTCGTACGGGTCAAGATCTCCTTCTGCCACGTCACCCTCCCATGAATCCGAAGTCCTTGAGGACTGCGCTTGCTACGGAGTCCAGGGAGGAACGAGCATTCCTCGTTTTCTTCCAGCGATCATCCTTACGGAGATCCTGCTCGAACTGGTAGAGCGTCTTCGATGTGGGTTTACCTTCAGGCGTCCGCACCTGGAGTGCGGACTTGATCGTCTTGTCGAACATATCCACATCAGCTGGGTTGATCTCCAGAATCTGCGCCATCGACTCTCGATATGCAGAGCTGATGTCATACATATCCATGCCAGAGTTGAGCTGATCAGCGAAGGCCGGGTATGCAGATGCTGCCTGCTGCCGCAGGAAGTTCGCAATGTAGTCCGCATCGTAGTTGCCCTTGGCGATGTTCATCGCATACTTGTTCTTCGTCGCCTCGGAAAGACGGATACCATTCGCCCAGGAGATCTTCTCGATCTGGTCAATGGCGTCACCGGTATCACCGGTGTAGACGCCATTCTTCGCCTTGACGTAGTCGCCAAGAATGTTGGCAATCTGCGCAGAGTTCCAGTTGAACTTCAGCGCATTGTCCGACAGTTTCTTGAGTTGCTCGGAGGAAAGGCGGGCGCCGAGAGCGACCGCTGAATCCTTCATCTCTGCCATCGTCTGCGCAAGGCGCGAACTGTAAGTGGCAGGGTCTGTCGACTTCAGCAGTTGATACTGGCGAATGCTCTCGGAGTGTTTCTTGTACCAAGAGGATTCCTTGAGCTTCGCCGCAAACTTCTCGGCGGACCAAGTGCCCTTCACTGCGGACTTGAAAAGATGCCACAGTGACTTGTCTGACTTCATGAAGGCGTAGGCGAACCCGTATTCTTCCGCGAGTTTACGCGCCGTCTTCTCGCTGAACTTGGCCACGTCATTCTCCCGGATATGTCAGGTGCACGCCCCACGCTCCTTCATGGGAGCCGACTTTCCTGATTCTGATCTGCTTGCCTGCGCCTGGTGCTTCCAGCACCATGCCGTTCCCGATGTAGAGCGCGATATGATCTGCGCCCTGATTCCTGGGGGAGTTATCCCAGGCGACAAGATCGCCCGGGGAGAGATCCTTGATCGAGGACCGCTGACCGTAGTTGGCCTGCTGATAGGAAACCCTCGGGAGATGAACTCCGAAGTGCCGAGCCACATACTGAGTGAGACCAGAGCAGTCGAAGCCCTTCGGGCTCGTCCCGCCCCACCTGTAATAGATACCGAGGAACTGCTTTCCGTAGTCAACGATCTGCGCCCTAAGGGCGCCCTTCCCAGCGGGCACGCCGCCAGTCGTCGTTGTCTTCGTTCCGATGACGACTGGCGCATCGAACTCGGGAGAAGTGATTCCTCCGAGCATCATCGGGGCGTCGATACCCTCGACGCCCGTCTTCTCGGCTCCCTGATTCAGGCCGGTGTCCACGGACACCGCATCAGCCATTCCCGGCATGCTAGCCTCCGATAATGGACTGAAGAACGTTCATGTAAGTCGTCGCCGCCTGGTATGCGCCATACTCCGGATCGTTCTCTGTCCTGCTACGCAGGTCTTCCTCAACATCCTCAGCGCCGTATCCAGCTTTCGTCACGGTGTCCGAGGTGGTATTTCCTGCGGCGGTCGTCGTCGACGTCGTTGTGCTGACCGTCGGCTTCGCCTTGGACCTGCTGATGATCATCGAGGAATACCGCCGAAGTTCAGACTTCGTCGGGTCTCTGCCCATCTGCTCCTGGAACATCGCGCGCACCGCATTGTGCGCGCTGGCATCGGTGATGACCGACGTCGACCTCGACGTCGATGTGGTGGTCTTGGGACCACCGCCAAGACCGTTGCCCTTTCCGAACTGCCCGCCGAGGAGATCGAGGACCATGTAGGGAGTTACCTGCTTGCCGTGTTCCGCATATCCAGCGGCATGCTGGCATGCGAGCGACCAGATCTTGAATGCCTGGTCGTAGTCTGCGGCATTCTCCAGCAGGCCGTATCGGTACATGTCTTGGGCAAGGCCAGCCTGCTTGTCCTCGTCGAAGTTGTACCATTCATAGATGGCAGTATTGATGTCGACAAGTCCCTTGGACTTGGACAGGTCGACCCCGAGTCCGGCAGCACGATACCGCTGATAGGCGGTATCGGTTTCAGATCCGACTTCCGGAACGATGTTCAGGTAGACCTTGTTGCCCCGGTCCGTAAGGACCGGCCCTGCGGAAGAACCAGCCCCGGCTGCCTGATACTGCGCAGCGAACTCGGCGAAACCGCCCCCACCGGCAGAAGCCGGTGGAGCGGCGACGAGTGGAACTTGAGTCGTTGTCGTGCGGATCTGAGAAGCGGCCGTGGTGCGTGGCTGCTGGGTCACCGGAGTGTAGCCAGCGCGCCACTTGATGAGGCGCTTCTCCTCCTCCGGCGCCGGGGGCGCGGAGGTCAGTGTAGGAAGCGTCGTATTGACGGAAACCGGATTAGCCAATGCCGATCAGCTCCTTACTGAGATCGTCACGTTCAAGGACTCTGTCATACATCTGCTGGAATCCGAGATCCTCGGATGCCATCTGCTTGACCCATGCTTCCCATGCATCGCCGAGACCCTTATTTACCTCGTTGTCGATGTTCGTGGAACCATTGGTCAGCATTGCTTGCCGCATGGCGGCACGCCCCTGGAGGTACATGTTCAGACGCTGCATGTCCCCGCGCTTACGAAGCTCGGGATGCTTGGCCTGCGCCTGCTGTGCAGTCATGACCATTCGCACGACCCCTTCGCCGGAGTCGGCGTCATACGCCTTGGCCCATCCGCCGTACTGCTGGCCAAGGTATTGAATATACGCTTTCTTCGTATCCAGAAGATCTTCCGCTCCACGAGAGCGGATGGTCTTTACCCCGCGAGCAGCAAGTTGCTCGTCGATGTAGGTATTCATCTTCTGATACTCTTGCCAACCGCGTTCAGCCTCGAACTGTTCTTTCGCCTCGGCCGGAGCCTTCTGGGTTCGGAATTTCTTGGCGTTGCCGTATCCGGCCTCTTGTGTCGTCTGGAATGCGTATACCGCCTGGCTGAACTCACCGTAGTTCTCGCTGCCAGCGAGAACCCAGGCGTACTTCAGATCCTTGGACATATCCTCGCGATACTTACGAATCGCTGGCATGACCTTTTCCGATGCGACCAGACCGCTCTCATTCTTCGAGAGTGAGATGGTAAGTTCGGAGTATTCCGGGAAGTCTTCCCAGAACTGCTGTCGCGCGTCGTTATTGTTATGAGCCGCGCGGTACACCTCGGGATTCTTCTGGAACTCGTTGTTCATGCGGTGGTACTGGTCGATGTAGAACTGGAACTTCGGTGACGGATCAACCGTCACCGGGGAAACGGATCTGCTAAGCGCCTTCAGCAGGAACCAGTTTCGAGTCGCGTTATTGATTTCCTTGAACGACTTCTCTGGACGGCCCTCCTGGCGGGCCTCGATCGCGTCCTGTGCGGCCAGCATGGAGAATGTGTTGGCGAACTCCTGGGATGTGCCGAACGCCGAAGGGAACGCCTTGACGAGATTCCGCGCCCACGCGGGCGCGAACTGCATTCCGGTCTCTTCCTTCGATACGCCGATCGTCAGGATCGACTTGAACATCGGATCATCGGCAAGTTCGGGGAACGCCGAGCGAACGAAGTTGTTCACCGGCACCTGGACCAGAGGTCCAGCCGACGGAGCCCACCAGGGATCACCCTGGAAGATGACGTTGAAAGAGTCGGGCCGGATGGAGAGCTTGGCTCCACCGAGATACTTTCCGAGCGAGATGGGAAGAACCGTCGAGCGGTTCTGGCCTTCCTCGTCGACGTAGGTTCGCTCGGCTTCCATCGAAGACAGCGTGTGGTACATGCGAACCGCAGTGGACGGGTCTTCGTAGAACAGGTTCGCCCACTTTTTCATCGAGTCTTCCCATGCTCCGAAGAACGGGGAAACGATGCGCATGTGGTATCCGAGTTGACTCATGTCAGACGAGTCATACATCGTCTTCGACAGAATGTTGCGAGCCTGCTTGCTCGCCATCCTTCGATATCCATCGATGGCCTCCTGGGTGATCTCGCCCTGATGGCGAGACACCAGATCGGTAAGACTTCGACGGAACTCGGTCGCATACAGTGGCGACCGTGCGAGGATGTTCTCCGGAGCATCGGACGCGAACTTGTACCAGCCGTTCCTAAGGGCGTTCCACTTCTCGCCGATCGGATTCGGAGTGAACGGCGAGTACACTTCGCCGTGAATCTCCATCTGGTTCGCGGGATCGGTGAAGTGCTTGCGCACCTGCTCCCTTGTCCACGATCCTTCAGGAGCGACCAGGTCAGCCTGGACTGCCTGCTCTCCGCGCGCACGCTTCTCGAATGTGCGCGCATCCTTCTTTGTCTGCACAACGACGTTCGCCCTGCGAAGCGATTCTGACCTGTAGTCGCGCCAATTCTTGCGGGCGCGACGGCGGACCTTCTCTGCCTCGATCAGATCGGCGCGTTGCTGCGCCGTGCGGCTTCTGGTCGGAATCGCCTTGATGGCGTCCGCCTTGGCCTTCATCGAGAGGTAAAGTTCCTTGGCCTTTTCGGATTTCATCAGAGCAGCCTCGGCGCGTTGCTGCGCTTCCTCCAGCGACATCATCCTGGTGTCGACTGCGCCGAGGGTTGCGAGCTTGGCCTGATCAATGGCCGTGAGCTTCTCATTGATCATCGGCTTGGTGTCAACCCGGTCAGCACGGGCGACCCAGTCCCGAAGCTCTTGCTTCGGGAGATACTGGTTGTTGTGTGCGATGATCTGCGAAAGCCAGTGGTCAACGCCCTCGGGATGCGAGGGCGAGAGGTTGGCCCATTCACGTCGCCCTGCGGGCGACTCCGTCACGAACTTGCGGAGTTCGACCAAGTCGTCATTGATCAGAGCCTTCATCGCCGTAGGCGAATACTTGATCTGCCTGACGGCACGCTGGTAGTTCGTCCACCAGGACGGATCTCCTGGCCGGATCGGGGCCCAGTTTCCGGTCGAGCGGAGGTTCTTCAGAATGCTGCTGGAAACTGCATCTCCGAGTTCGGAGAGGCTTGCCCCACCCTGCTGCTGCGAGAGAACGTAAGAGAGGAACTCGACCTCGTTCTCATCCTTCGCTGCACGCATGTCAACTTCGACGACATCGCCAGTGGCAGTCTTTACCTTGGCGCTTCTGGGTTCAGACAGAACGCGCTTGTATGCGCCCTGCATGTCGCCAGTACGGAAGAAGTTCTTCCAACTAAGGCTATCCTTACCTTCACGCGAGAGCGTGTAGTACTTCATGGCCTTGGCCGAGGTGGGGATATTCGCCATCCACTGGAGCATCCCGAGATGCGCAATGAGACGGAGTTGCGAGTCCATCTGGACTCGCCCGATGTAGCCAGGGCGCAGCAGGAGTGCCGAGTCTTTCCACATCCGGGTCAGACTCTGCATGCCCGCGACGGCGATGTCCTTGCCCTCGCCGAGCTTGTCAAGCGAATCGGAGTCGAGCCAACGGTCCAGCACTCTGGACCGTGTGCCGGTGCGGTACATCTTCTCGGTGAGATCAGGGTCCATGATCGGAACCTGATCCATGATCTGCGACTGGACCAGCGGGCGAGAGAAGCCATGGAGAATACCGGTTTCGCCATCCATGAACGGGATGGCGTTCTCGACATCGGTCATCGAGTACAGGCGGGTCTTCAGGCGATCCCTGATCGCCGAACGCCGGGCGATGACAGCGTTGAGGATCTTGTTCGCCTTGTCCATGTCGTCGATGCCATAGAACCTGGCGACATCGCTATTCATCTGTCCTTCGATGCGCTGAATGACAGCCTGTCGCTGACCATCATTGGTTGCACCGATGTACTGGGAGAGCATGTCGCGCCGGGTCTCCGGCGCGGTGTACTTCATCCGCGATACCATGTTGCGAACATCCTGAAGCCCGTAGTCGGGCGACTTGATGTTGATGTGACCTGGGAGCCGGTTCCCTGCGAGCGAACTGACAACACGCGTGGCGCGCGTTCCGAGGCCGCCGAAGGACCACTTTTCCGCCGTCTTGGCGGTTACCCAGTCGTCATACAGTCCGCGACTGCGCGCACGCGCAGCAGTCACATCGACTGCTGCCACATCGACCTTGTTCGTGAATCCCGAGTTGGAAAGAACTCCGTCGAGTCTGGAGATCTCGGTCTCGATGGCCGCCCTCCGGGCCTGCCATTCCTTCTCGAACTTCGGGTCATGGTAGAAGTCGAACATCATCTGGCCACCGTCTTCTACGGTGAACAGGTTAAATCCTTCAGTCTGCGGGGGTCGATCTCCCATGAGCTGGAGCTGTTCGTGCAGATCGGAGTGCTTCTCCTGAAGGCGTTCTTTCGCCTTCAGGTCACCGAGGCCGGTACCAATGATGTCGATCTTGGCGTTCTCCCGCTCGACCGGATCAATGATCCGATTGGCATCGGAGAGAAGCGCTGCATAGGCCGATGTGTCTGTCGACGTCTGGCCGCTGAGCTTGGAGTTGAACCAGGGCAGGTTGGCGATCTCGGCGGTGCTGCGACCTTCGGTCATGCTGACGAGGTTCCGGATCTGCCCGGTGGCCCGCGTCTGGGCCTTGGTCAGATCTTCCGGCTCTACGCCCTCTCGGGCGCCGCTGACGACCTTGGATACATCGACTGGCTCAATGGTCGTGAGTGCGGCCCTGCGGGCCTTGATGAGCTTTCCAGCGCCTTCGGTAGGGTCTGCGTACATCGCCACGGCGATGTCGATCGCGCCGGACGAGAGACGTCCGCGCCAGGTCTCCTTGAAGAACTTGCGGCGCTCTTCCACGGAAGCCGCGTCCATCGGATAGACGCGATCCTTATTTAAATCGCCCCAATTGGAGAACTTTCCCACAACTGCCTGGCCAGCCGAGATCCCCTCGGCTGGGGCCTGCGTGTCGGAAGTCTTAACTTCCGACCCGGTCCGCTTCCATGCTTCCTTGAAATCGTCGACCCCGAAGGGCAGCGAGAAGAACGCCTCTACAGGATTGTCAGCAGGATCGGATGTAACGCTTGCCTGCGTCGCGGCCGAGAGGCCGCGATTGCCTGCGGACATCACCCAGTCGACAGGCTTATTGATCTTCTGTTCCAGGGCGCGGCGGGAATCATACTGCTGCCGCGCCGCTGGAGTCAGTTTGTTCGGGTCGACCATATCGGTCGTGCGGGTTGCGAATACCCCGAGTCCGGCGGATACCGCCGGATTGCTGATGAGGAACCGCGAGAAGTCGTTGTTCCAGGCCGACGTCCACACGTCTCCGATGGAACCGATGACCTTGTCCTGGGCTTCCCCAAGTCGATCCCAGAAGCCCATGTGTCTCCTTAAGGCATGTTGGCGATGACTCGTCTCACCCAACGTTTCGTACTTGGCGGCGTGTCATCGCGGTCGGCGATTGAGACTAGAACTGGCAGGTACTGCCGAAGATATTCAGCATCTGCCCGATCTGGGTTTACGGGATTCCCGATCGCTTCCGTCCCTGCGCCCGGTCCGTACTGAGCCCCGTCTGTTACCGGAACGTTTGGCCATTGGCTTTTCTCTCCAAGTCCGGTGAACGAGACTCCTCCGCCTCCACCGCCTTGAGCGGTGGGTGTAGCGGAGCGCATCGGCGCTCCCTGCTGAATCTCACGGAAGGTCTTCTGCTCGCCGTAGGCGGCATCAGACAGAGGCATCTGCATCGGTCCACCGTCCGTCCTACGGGAGTTCTTCCCCGGCCCCGATACGGGGGCCGGGTTTTCGGGTCTGCGATATCCGCCCCGTGGCATTCAGATCACGCCCCCGCCGGGGCGTAGCGGCTGACTCCGGCCTGAAGGTTCGGTGCACCCGAACCAGTGAGGCCAGCGAAAAGCATCTGAAGGTCCGGTCGACCCTGCGACCCTTCAGTCGCCAGCCCGGGCTCAAGCCCGGCGGGAAGTCCTTCGGATGTGAACCCCTCGGCGCCTGTGGCGCCGCCTGCGCCAGTTTCCTGGCCGGGAGGTGCTGCCGCCGTCGGCGGCGGTTCCGGGGGCTTCAGGGCCGCAATGGCGGCCTCCTCGACCGACTTGCCCCTCTGGAGAAGCTCGATGAACTTCGCCTGCTGGATGATCGGAGCTGTGGCATCACCGCCCATGGCGGCGAGTTGCGGAATGGACTGCGACAGCGCCGCGAAAGCTTGGATGATCGCATCGCGGGACTGCTCGATATTGATCTTGCTGACCTCTTCGGCCGGATTGATTCCGACCGGAAGATTCCTGGCCAGGTAGTCCTTGCTGATCACCCCAGCGGCCTGGGCCTGAAGCAGGAAGACCAGCGCGCGGTTGGCGTCGAGGCCAGCCGCGAACCCGTAGGTCACTTCGATGGTGTGATCCTTGGCGATATCCTTCGCCGGGCGGTACTTGACGGCATACGGAACACCGTTGTCCTGGCCTCGGATTTCCTTTTCGACGTTGGGCCAATATGCCTCGTCGGTCTCGAAGCACAGTTCGACTGCGCCCTTGAATCCGTAGGAAAGGGCAGCCTGGGCGCCAGCAATCTGCGAGGAGAAGCTCGCCATGAGCTGCTGGACGCCGCGTCCTGTGATGACGGACGCGTCCACTGCGCCAGAGCGCGCCTCGGGGCTCATTGCCCCGAGTTGCTGCTCGGTCTTCAGTGACTCGACGGCTCCGAATGCCTGCGCAGGCATGTCGAGACGAGCGCGGCCCACGGCGCCCGCGCCCGAGTTCGTGTGGATGACCCCATCAGGCCCAAGAGCAACATCGTCGACGTCCATCGGGACGACGATCGGGGCGCGGACGGACTTGTCGACGCCCTCAATGAGCAGAGATTGCAGTCTATGCCGGGCGAACTGCACCCAGATGACATCGTCATACGCTCCCCGGTGCTCGTCGTCCACGCCTGGACGCTGCACGCACACGTACGGGCATCGCTTGAGGCGATTGGGAATGTCGGCGAGTACTGCGTTTCCCATGTCGGGGAGGTAAACAACGGTTCGAGTGGAAGAGACATACTTGATTACCTCGACCTTCGACGACGCGGCCGGGAGCTTGAATGCCATCGGGTATTCGCGCTTGAGACGCGCGAGTCCAGGGTAATCGGCTTCGAGCTGGAACCAATCCGCGTACCAGACGCGGGTGAACTCTTTCGTCCGACCACGCATGTCGATGACCGGATACGCGCCGATGGCATCCTCGACCTTGATCCAGGGCGAGGATGTGTCGAAGTCGGGCTCTACCGCAAGGACCAGCAGGCCGTAGGTGTTGAACTGGTCCGCACCTCGAAGCATCTGCCATGCGAGATCTGAAGACGCGATGTAGTTGTTGGCGATCTTCGTTCTCTTGTCGGCGAACTTTTTCGCCGTGTCAGACAGCATCGAACTTGCCGAGCAGTTGAATGAGGGAAGCGGGGCGAGGACACTCGCCACATCCCTGGCGGTCGTGTCAATCAGGTTCGCAACGATGGGCCGCTTGAACACATCGGAGAATGCATCCGGCCATACGGCCTCGAAGTTTCCCCTCCGGACCTGCTGAACCTCGAAGTGACGTGCGTCACGCGCCCTGTGGCGCTGCCTGATTGCCTCTACTCGCTGGGGGATGGTGCCGAGATCAACGCTCTGCATCCGCACTCCTAAGATATCGAATGCACCAGCCCCCTGGGGACGACGATGCGCCGATCCCTGTCGACGCGCGACAGGTATGGATTATTGACATGGTGAACACGTCGACGCTGGCCGAATCCGAGGATCTCCCTGGCGCGGAGTTCCGCGAACCACAGAGCCATCGGGCCATCCTGCTTGAGATCCTTGCCGCGACGGTTGGGAACCCATGTTATGAGTTGCTCGATCAGCGCTTTCACGCCCTCGGAGCAATTGGGATCGGGAAGCTCGATCAGGTTCTCGTGGTCGTGTTCACTGCGGCCGGTTCCCTCGTGGATTCTCTTCAGTCCGCCGAACAGCGGCGCAATAGAAGCGACCCCGAAGTCGGGGTCCTGCTTATTGCGGCCGGTGTAATGGGGAGTGATTTTAACCCCTTGCCGTCGGCAAAAATCCTGAATACGCTGGTCATAAATGAGCCAGGCCGCATATGCGTTCTGCTCGATGACCCATTCATTGACGTGGTAAAGTTCAGTCAGCGACTCAATTTGTTCCGCGTACCACGCAGGAGTCGTGTTGTTCCTCGTCCAGCAGTTCAGCACTCTACGCATTTGCGACTGCCGGTCGACCGAGTACAACAGGATAAACGAATCGCCGCTTGATGCCGGGTCGATCGACCCGATGACCCACTGGCCTTCCGGCCCATTCCGGGGATGCCCCCAGGCGCCCGCCTTCAGCGGGCCAGGCTTGCGTCTTCCCATGACGCAACCCTGAACTACGATCGGATGGAAGATGGCGTCATCGGCAACAGGCGTCTGCATGTAGATCAGCGCCCATGTGTTCGGGCGAACGGACGCCCGGACTTCCGCCAGTGCCTTTCCATCCCAGGCCCGGTAGAGGCCATTCTCGTCGGCCGGGTCAGCGTCCTCCTCGTCGAGAGGAGAATTACTCTTCGGCCAGAGCGTCAGCCACTTGTCGGGATCTTCGTCGTACCGGAACACGGCCGGTTGGCCGAGGTAGGTCCACGGACTTCTGCCCGACAGGTAGTTGTCTCCGTTGCGAAGCTCGGAGTAAAGGTCGATCGGGGCGACCCTCGTCCCGACGACGAGGATCTTGCCGTCCTTGGCCCGAGATGCAACTTCCTGGTTCAGCCAGTCCATCTGCTTCGAGAAGTCGTGCGCATTGTCCATCGTGATGCAGTCATCCATCATGATGAGGTCGGTGCGCCGACCGTAAATGTGACCACGGATTCCGAGAGCCTGGACGGTGGGGTCCGATTCGGACCCATCGCGGCCAGCGATATAGATCTTACTGGCCGTCCAGACGTCGCCCTTGAAACCATCTCCAGATGGCGCGTATGCCATCTGGAGATCAATGTACTGCGGGTCAGTCAGAAGCTTTTTGATCGAGTAGAGGAACTGCTTGGCCAACTCCTGGGTCTTGGAGACCAGGAGAATGCGGATCTGCGGGTTCATGCAGATCCTGTAGGTCAGATACTCGACGGAGAGCGTTGCGGACTTGGCGTGGAAAGGAGGAGTGTTGATCAGGATGCGGTTCGGGCGACCCTTTTCGTACTTGATCGCATCGTTGAATACTTCCGGTTCACGTCCTTCAAGGACGTCGATCCACATCTGCTGATGTGGGTACGTATCGCGGTTGAGGTATCGCTTGCGCCACTCGATGAACGACAGCGACGAGACGCTGGCATCCTGCCCGAGTTCGGTCGCTTTCCTTCGGCGTGCACGGACGACATCAATGGCCTTGGCGAACTCCGGATCGAATGCACGCCAGTTCTCATAGGTCTTCTGGGTCCGCTCGACGACCCTCATCGCCTCGACGATCGAGGCTCCCTGGGCGATCAGCTCGATCGCTCGCGCCTTGGCGTCGGCGATCGGCATCATCCCCTTGCGCGGGGGCATTGACACCTCCGTGAGGGGCTGGCTACGGTCTGTGTGTGACGTACGAGGGACACAGGTTGGCCTGGGTACAGGCCGGAGCGAAGATGGACGCACCGGATCTCTGCCGGGCTGGCTGCACATGCGGGCGGGTCTTCGGCCCGGGCAAGCCGTCAGATGTGCGTGGGCGGCACTCCTGCCACGCGAAATCCATGAGGGAGAACAGGGATGCACTGGCTAGGGATGCTGCGCTGGAGGCGCAGGGCACGGCACAGGCGCCTCCAGGAGAGGCGCCAAGCCTCGATTGGTAATGTCGTGGCGCACTTCACCATGATCGAGGCGATGCGAGCCCTACAGGGCACGCAGGGTCCGAGGAGCCGGAGGAACTGGCCGTGAGCCAACCTGAAGAACAAGAACCGAAGTACGTCATCATGGACGATGACGGCATCGTCAGAGCGCTCGTCGGGTCCGTCGACAACGACGTCTTCAACGCGGCGGTCAAGGCCGCGCGGAGCACACACAGGCACGCGTGGATCTGCACGATCCTTGGATTCGGCGGGTTCATCATCCCGCCGCTCGTCTACTTCATGGCACTCGGAGTGACCCTCGGCCGCAGCACCTACGTGCTGACCGGCCGGAAGTCCAGTGTCGCCTGGAACCTGTCCTTCGTGTGCATGTCACTGATGTTTCTGGAGTGGGGATACCTCGTCAGCCAAGGGATCATCCCCGAGATCCTGGAGAGGCTGAAGTTCTGATGGAGAACCCAGAAGAGACGCCCGAGTCGACTGCGGTCGACGAGGAGGAGAACGACGTCGTTGAACACTCCGTCGGGTCGCTCGTCCTGAACATCGAGGGCGCCCCCCGTGAGGGCGCATTCGTCGCAGACGCCTCGGTGGTCCTCGGCGTCCTGGGGCTCATCGGAGCCTTCTGGTTTCCGTTGATCCCGGCCGCTGTCTTCGCCATCGCTTATGGCCTTGCGGCCGTGAAGATCGACCACCGGAACACCCACGTCGGCATCCGTGCCGGATTCATCGCCATGGCGATCTTCATCAACGTGGTGTTCGCGGTCAGGTTCCCTGACTTCGCAAGGGGGATGTACAGCAACCTCTGATAGGGGGGCGACCCACGGAGCCCCCGCCAAGATTCCTCGGCGACGCTCCACTCCCCGGCCGTCGCCGAGGGCAGACCAGTCAGCCGTCCCAATGGGCGGCTGACTTCATTTCCAGAAGCAATTCAAGGTCAATGCACCGGTGACCTCCGGCGGGTCACCGGTGCCAACACTCCGCAATAGCAGCGCCCTTAAGGGCGCTGCTCTAGAACAGGTTCACTCCCTTAAGAGTGAACCTGTAACTAACTGCCTTTAACTGCAACTCGGAATCCCCTTAAAGGGATTCCGTACATCGCTCACGAAGTTCGCTCGCCTCCGCCCTTAAGGCGGAGTCTCGCTCACTTCGTTCGCTCTATAATAGAGAGGGGTCCTCGCAGGCCACCGCTCGGACCACTTTTTTGATGTGACGTTCGTCACATCGTCGATGATATGCCTCTCACCTGCGGAAACGCAGGTGAGAACTTGGCCACACGGCCCCGGTAAGGCCGTGTGGCGGTGCGCACGGCCTCTTGGGTAGGCCGTGCACTGTGTTGCCGCCGCCGCTGCCGCCGACCGGGAAAAAATCAGACGGGGGATAGTAGGCGGCAGGGGCATAGGCGATATTTAGCATGATGGGGTCATAGATCATGCCATGATATGACATGGCATGATAAGCCAATGATGTAATGTATGTGTTGTATGTCCCAATTGTCCAGCATGCAAGGCTGGACAATGCAGATAATTGACTCATGTTATGTCATATATAGTGATGACATGACATATACGGCACGATTGCACTACTGCCCTGAGATGCACACGCGTCACACACGCGCGTGTGCACGCGTATGCGCACACACGTGCGCATGTGGCAACTAACCTACGCATACGTAGGTTAGGTAAGCCTAAGTTACTGATAAGTAACCTACCGACCGGTAGGTTTATGTCGTAAACTATCCCCCTCCCGCATACTTATGCAGCATGCCGCATATATGCTGCATAAAGCCGCTGGCGGCCATGATCCCCACACGGACGCCCGGCATACGGGCGTCCGGAAGGGGCACGCGCACGCCGCGTGCCAGCAAGTCGGCGGGACGTTGGTCCCGCCGGGTATGTCCGGATGGTCAGGAATGACCATCCATTGACATCCATCTATATCAGCAGGTCAGAAGCTTTTTTCAAGAAAGTTCCATGATCGCCTTGACAGGCTCTCAGGTCTGGGGCAGTGTCATCCCTGTCACCGCAACGCAACGCAGCGATGACAAGGTCTCCCGGACACACCGGAAGCCCCAAGGGTCGGTGACAGCGAGCCTTGAAAACGATCATTTACAAGACAACAGTGGCGGACAGTAGGGATGACAGCGGTCACTACTCGCGCCTAGAGACATCCCCCGGAAACGGCGGATGCGCTCACGCGCTACAGGGTGATCGGCTGAAACAGACGGGAACGGCCCGCCGTGAGCGATCATGCACAGGGATTGCGACGATAAGCGGTAGGCATGCCCGGTAGACGCGTTATGCGCGTCAAGCCTCCCGATGGGTCCGGAGTGCCATCATGCGTATGCCGCATGATGGGCACAGTGCTTATCCATTCCTCTCAGAACGCCTTTACGGGCGTTCTCATGGTGGTCGACCGGGCGACCGGTCGTCCGCCATGGGAACACTAGGAAGGATCACTGAGATGACGATGATGGTTGACGTGCGTGGGTATTGGAATCGCCAGATTGACATCTCGCAGACAGAGATGCAACGCCAGGCGGACGGACAGGCCAACGGCGTGATGATGATGAGCAATGAGTGCGCAGTGGCGATTGCCACCCAATGGCAGTCGCCTGGAACGATCGGCAACGTGCTGGCGCGGTTCGCCAGCACGCACGCAGCACCGGTCAGCGACTTGTGTCATGACATCGACGCGACGTTGCACGACCTGGAAATGTCATACCCCAGTCGCTACCTTGAGGAATATGAGAGCTACACAAGGCAGCTCAAGGCGCTCAAGGCGTGGGCGCGATGGTTCGTGTCCGGCGAATGACGAAAGGCCGTCAGCATGGCACGCACGCCCTTACAGGGGCATGCGTGCCATGTGGTCTGCCTACTCGGCAGCTAGAGAGAGGATCGGGATATGACGCACTACCACACGATCATGCATCAAGAGGGTTGCGGTTTCGACGCGCCGGACGTCGACACCCACGAAACGTGGGAGTGGACGAAACGTCACATCGGCAATCAGATCGAAAGATCATGGGACGCGGAAGTCGAGGGTGTTGCTCATGACGCCAATCGACGCGTGGCGCGCGCACAGATCGACGATCGCTACCTTGAGCCCCACACGTCCGTGTCTTTCATGCCGGAACCGTCCGGCCTTGGCCCGTACTACGGGACGTCGGTCGTCGTTCCGAACCCGCACCGCATCGGCGGTGCGGGTGATGTCTACCTCGCATGGACGTGCGAGGACAGTGACTGCGAGCACCTGGCTGCCCTTCAGGCAGCCGCAGACTGACGTTGTACGGGTGCACGGTGATCCGTGCATCCGATAGAGCGTCAGCTCTAAAGGATGAGAGGATATGCACATGCCGTATTTCGTCACAATCAATCAGTATGGCATGCCCGGATCGCACGGCACTCCGGAGGAGATCGGAACTCGGTTCGATTCCCTGGAAAAGATCCAAGCGTGGTGCCGTGCGATCATTCAGAACGACGATCCCACGTGGCCGTGTCCACAATCCGGGAGCTACGTCGAGGAGAAATACGCCGGTAGCGTCTTCCGCGTGTGGCAACCGGGCATGTGGTTCGACGTGTACCCGATCGTCGTCATTGACGGCGAGGAGACTACGGATGAACCGCGCTGCCGCTACTCGGACGGCCCACGAAACGGGCTTGCCCGTGAGTACTTCTGATGGGTGAGTCTCAAGCCCCTACGGGGGCTTGGGGCTGAAACATCAGCCGGAGAGGGTGAGCATATGATGACTGCCAGCATTAAGGGGTTCCAGAGGTACCACGGAGAGTGGGGACCGATGGAACTGCCAGAAGCGCGCCGTCTCGGATGGATCATGGCTAATGGCATCCTCGACAGCGACGGAGTCAAGGGAAAGATCCATCCCGAAGTGATCTTCGTCCTGGCGAAACACTACGCCCGTGCGATGCACGGAGAGGTGGAACGTCTCGCCAATGACCTTGAATGCGATCCGCGTCTACTGGTCGAACAGGTCGAGGCCGACCGTCAGATCATGTTCCACGCCGGAGTGCGCAGTAGCACGAACAATCCGTACTACCGAGATCGTATTCTCGATTACGACATCCTGACGACGTGGGCCATTCAATGCATGAGGATCGATGGCTGAATCCTCGGCCGCCATGAGCGGCCGTTGGTTGAACCAGCGGATTGATTACCTAGGAGGATAAGATGCCAGTAAGCGAGAAAAAGGCGAAGGGCGTTCTTGAGACGTTCGCCGAAGTTCTCGGGGCTCCCCACTACGGCGGGAACGGCGAGAAATGCCCTACCGGGCGGGACGCGTTCTGGTCCGGCCTCGGGCCGGATCTGATCGAATACGATGTGGACCGTGACGGCAACACCGTGTATGCCGTCGTCTTCGAGTCGGCCTGTTCGGAAGGCTGGACACAGCAAGGCGTCATCGACGTGCAAGCGCTCCATCCTGACGTATTTCTCGAACCAGCAGACGGCTGCACCGTCTGCATCTACCCTGCCTGACGTTGAATACCGTGGCCCCCTTGGGGCCACGCAGTTGAGCGTCAATGCTCGGAAAAGAGGAAAGCACAATGAGCGTCGCGGATACCATCGTCACGATGTACGCCCTTCGGAGCCAGATTCAGGAGATCAATGCTGCTCTGCCCGAAACGGCCGAACCGTTGGACTTCTGGACCAACACCTACTGCCCCAATCCTGCCGACCGCAACGATCTGCGTTGCGGGATGGACAAGGGGCGTACGTTCACCGGGCCGCATGCCCGGAAGCTTGCCAGGGACGCCATGAGGACGGAGCTGGTTGTACGGGACTTCGACCCGTGCGCATGAGAATGAGGCCGCTCACGCACGCATCTCGCATGCGTGCGTTATGAGGTTTCAGATCTCACAATGGGAGGAAAAGCACATGAACATCATCATTTCCTGCGATTCATTCGAGGACCTCGAAGATGGTATTGCCCACAGTGGGCATTACTTCGAGTTCGAGGACTGCGATGAGTTCACAGAGATGCGATGCCCCGACTGCGGTGAGAATATCGTCGATGAACACGAGAACCACAAGGTGGTCATGGTCTCGGGTTTGGCTTACCTGACCGACAGCCTTGACCTGAACGTCCTTGCTGCCGCAGTCGCGATCGACGACCACGCCATGCAGCTGGACGACGTTCACGGGCGTGACGCCGTGAGGGCATGGAAAGAGGATGGTCATCCCGTCGATCATGACTCACACACCTGGATTCAGGACTTCGACGAGAACTTCCTCGGAGTGTGGAGATCCGTGGCTGACTACGCCAAGAGCTACGCCGAAGACGTCTGCTCGGAGCAATTCAAGGACGTCCCGAAGTGGGTCGTCATCGACTGGGACAAGACGGGTGCGGAGTTGATCCAAGGAATGTGGGCCGAACGGACGGTCGACGGCAGATACGTCATGATTTTCGGAGAATGAGAGCGAGATCACTCGCGTGCGCGTCACGTACGTGCACGCTGTGAGATTCCGAATCTCAAGATCAGGAGGGATAAGTAATGGTCGGAACGACGTACGAGAATCGCCGTCCGGCGTACCTCGTCGTGATGGATTACATCGGAGAGATTGCTACCGGATCAGCCCAGGGCACGCCGTGCCAATGGGAAATCAAGTGGTACATCGACACGCCGTACGCCATCAAGGCGATCGAGTGGGCGAAAGCGAGTGCGACGTTCATCAACCCACTCACGAACGTCGCTGTTATCGGTGGGCCGGTTCCCAATGGAGTGAAAGGGACCGAGTTGCTCTCATGCTGCAGGAGGGAGCTGGTCCAACATCGTCAGGTGTTCATTCGTCGGCAACTCGCCGACACCGGGCGGGTAATGTGGGTGAAGGTCAATGGCTACGGGATTCCCGAAGGCCACGACCGGAACCGCTGGTTTCTGCCGCAGGTCAACCAGGAGGGATGAGAAATGGGTCACTCGGATGCATGCACGGGGTCGTGCGTCCTGTGAGACCTGACGTCTCATTGAGAGGAGAAGCACGATGCGTTTCCGTACAATCGCCGTGGTCCTCGGCCTGATGGCCGCACTGGCGGCCTGTGATTCCGTCACGGCCGGAGAAACCACGTCGGACCTGAAGGGATCGAACGCGGCCACGACCGCCGCACCTGTCAAGGCTGGCAGGGTCGGGAAGGCGCGGACGACTTCGGTCGCCCGGCAAGACGGAACGATCCCATTTGGGAAGATGTGGCGGTACGAGGACGGCGTGGGCGTCTCTGTCGGTCAGCCCAAGAGGGCGGACTGCCCGTCGTGGGCAGAGGATGAGATCAAGGGCCGAACGTGCGTGCGGTTCAAGATCAAGATCCTCAACGGAACTTCCGTGATCTTCGACCCCGGAATGGCTCTCGTCACCGCCCAGAGCGGTGACACGGAAGCCGAGTCCTTCGGACTCGACAGTCCGACGACAAAGGTCCTCCCCGGTCGTCAGACCACATGGAAGGAAGTTTTCGCGGTCGACGTTGCGGGTGACCTTGTTGTCGAAGTGACCCCCGGAGCCGGAACGTACTCCGGAAAGCTCTGGAGATAACTCGCTGACCGTTCCAGCGGGGCAACCGTCGCCTACGGGCGACGGCGGCCCTGTGGGGATTATCAGTTGGAAGGAGCGAACATGAAAAAGTATGACCTGTCAGAGGACGCGGCGAAGCTATTGGAAAAAGGATGGTCGAGGGACAGAATCCTCGCATTGAGTTCTTCGCTCGTGAACAATCGCCAGCTCTGGGTCGGTGATGCAAACGCCATGAATACGCTCAGAGTCGAAGCCATTCGTTCTGAAGCGCGCCTCTACTGCTATTTCTGCGGACTCGACCTGCTGCGCAATGGCCACTGTGGCGCAGGTTGCTGCTAGGACCACCCGTCGCCACCAGGGCGACGGGTAGATGAGAGGAGACCGACATGCAGACAGAGAGCCCGGCTCTGTCCACCCTCGCCGACGGCGAAATTGCCACCCTGGTAGCCCCTGGAGGGCATCTGGAGGTGGTGTTGTGGGATGCAGCGACTGGCAGGCCGCTCGTCGCGCTGCACTCGCCAGAGTGCCTCTGCGAAGCCTGACGGCCCGAGGGGTTTCCTTGCACACGGAGCGACTGTATGGTTGCTCCGTGTGTTCGGATGTCCAACGGGAGGACGAGAGGAAACATGATCGCATACCGCATGCGGACTGGGAAGATGCTGCGTACCGGCGAAATGCTGGACGCGATGCTGATCTTTCAGGGCTGTGCGTCACCGCCCAACACGGTCAACCGTGACGGAGAGATCAAGGTAAGCACGGGCATTAGCCCCGTGATCACAGTTGTTCCCGCTCATCGGTACGGAGTCCTCGTGCACGACTGCGAGGGAGGAGAGGACGATGTGCAGTAAATGTAAGGAGATAGAGCCTTTCTTGCGTCTCCTACGCGCGTCCTTCGACGCGTGGCATTTCGTCAAGGGCGGCCCCGGGATACTCGGGGACTCAACGACTTCTGCCCAGGAGTGCATCATACAGATCGACCATGATGACACTGACTGCGTTCTTTTCACAATCAGGGTCATGGCCGGAGAGACCAACATGCAGATTGGCTCCATTCCGGAGCGCGAATTGACCTCGGTGTTCTCTCAAGCAATCGTGACTGTCGCCTCGCTTCCGTCATTCGGGGATTCTCATGGCCATTAGCGAAGATCCGAAGTACCAGGCGAAACTGAAGGCGATCAAGTTGAGCCGTATCGCCGACGAGTTCCTCGACCCTGCCATTCATTATGACAGCAAGGAAGCCATCATACAGGCGGTGGAGGCAGCTACGGTATTCTGGGAGCACTGTAAGGAGAATGGCCTCTGCCCGGACCGAAATCGCCATTGCTCGTGCGGGAGGGATGTCTGGTGATCGCATCAGCGTCCCATCTATCCGTGGACAACGCCGCCGGTGGTACCGGCGGCGCCGGGGCATGCATCATCTTCATCATCGTCGTCATGCTGCTTTCTGGAGGAAGCAAGGTCCCCACGGTCCTGCTTTTCGAGGACTGCGAGCAATACATCACATTCAGCTTCGACCAGGGCATGATCGACAAGATCGCCTCCCGTCTGAAGGACGGGAAGTATGCATTCGCCGATCCGCTACGCCTTCCGGCGTATCGGGCACGCATGATGCGGATCGCAGGCATCGGCAATGATGCCAATCAGGTGTCATACATCATCGGCGTCGCAGAATCGCTGCGACATGTCGACGGCCAAGAACTGTACGCCGAGATCATTCCGATGACCGAGTCGGCGTACGGCGAGCTGCTGGAAAGGGTGCAGATGTGAAAGGCGGATACTCGAAGGATTGGCGTGGATCTGACGGCCGAAGGGCGTCCAGGCCGAGAATTAAGGTCGACGTCAGTGTCGTGGACACATACGATCCCACTCCTCTTGCGTTTGCCATCGGAACACATCTGCTTCGGCCGATGACGGGCGAAGAGCTGGACGAGGCGATTCTGGAAACCGCCGAGTCGAGCGATGATCTCTACGCTCATCTGCTCATCCGAGGAGGATTCATCGGGCAGATCTGCGGTATCTGTGTGCACCCCTGCCTGAATCCCGAGCACGCGGATGAATGGGCTGACGGGAAGGTGCTGCTCGACAGCTCATCCCTTCTCTTGCTGTACGTTCGCCTCAATCGCGGGCCTTCCGGAAAAGATCCCATCAGTCCCGAAGCCGAGGCCGCTCTGCACAAGATTGCCAGCGGCATGTACCAAACAGACATGCGAGTCAATCTGATGGTCAGGATATTCGAGAATCGCCCAGAGGGCCCGCCAACGCGGGAGGAACTGGTACGGCGCTGGAAGGAGTCAACCAATGGTTATCCACGCAAGGCTTGACACGCAGGGGCGCACCACGGTGTGTGCCCCTGCTCATCCGAAGTGGAAGGCTCGTATGCGCGGCCTTCCGATCGGATCGGCGCAATGGCTATCCGCAGAGCAGTCTTGGCGGGTCACCGGATATTCCCTACAGGAGGTCATCAACTGGATCAAGGAGGACCTTGATCCAGAGTTCGACTTCATCGCAGCCCTGGATGCCAGGGCTGCCGAGCTTCGCATCCTGGCGCGGATCCTGGAGGCCGAAGCCGACATGTTCCGAAGGATCGAAGTTGACGCACCGTAGCTACTCGGCTACGGTGTCCATCCTGCCCGCCCCTCGATCGGGGCCACACCCACTGATGGGGCGGGCAGGATCTCGGAGGACCTGCGGTCCGCGCACGCTGCCACGTGCGCGATCCGGAGGCACTCGGGGTGCCTCCCTTACTCGGGAGGATTAAGAATGTCGACCCAGACCGAAGCGCGACCGGTCAGAGGTTCCATGCAAGGTTCCACGCAGATCATGCACGGCACGGTTATCATCCCCGTTCGGAAGAACGGGACGAAAGGCCCGGCGTGCGTGGTGCACGCACTGTCAGCCGGAGGAACGTATACCGGCCCCGGTGGGCTGGACCGATACATCAGAGACGTCAAGGACGGCCACCCGATGTTCGGGCTGGCCGTTGCGACTGCGGCAGAGGCAAGCTCGGCCCACAACTGGGGCGAGCGGTTCGACGTCAGCGTCGGCTCGACGCTGCGCACCACTGGGTGTGCGTGGGAGACGGGACGTCCGTACATCCTGCGGGAGCTGTCGCACGAGATCTTCATCATTGAGGAGGTCCGCCCGTGACCTCCGCGACGCTTGGGCGTCCAGAGCACACCGACTGGAGGAGTGCGCCCGTCCTCTTGACGGTCGATCCATCCTCGGAGGACGACCTGCCGGTCGACCAGGCCGTCACGGCCCTACGTGAGGTCGCAGGCGTCCTCAAGCAGATATCTCGACGCCCCCGGCGTCACTGGCTGGTCGACGTCTGGTGGGCGATCCTGAAGAACCCTCTGGAGGCTCTGGTCTGGCTCCTCGCCCTGGTGCTCCTCGGCTGGCTTATGGCCAGCTTCTGGTGGCAGGTCTCCGTTGGTGGGCGCCCCGGCGCCACGCTTACGATCCTCGGCGGATCGCAGTCGGCGACCCGTTACGCAGACCCAGGGTACGAGCTTCCGTCCTGGGCGCTGCGCATGGAGGAGATCTTCTGGTTCGGCGCACCGGTCCCACAGACTGACGAGTAACATGTAAGTGCTTCTCACCCAGCATGCCCCGGCCCCTCACACTGTGACCCCCATCACAGTGACAGAGGGTGTCCGGGGCGTTACTGTTTTTGCGTATGGACGACGCGCGGATCGAACGCCTGATCGGTGTGACCACCGATCAGATCAGAAGCCTCTCCGTTCAGGAGCTAGCGAATCTCATGATCATCCGTTCCTGTCTCGTGTATCACGGAGTGGGATTAGAGCTGGCCGCCGGTACGACCGGAGGACTAGCACGTGCGATGATCAGAGCACACCGGTTGCAAGAGCAACCGGAAGGACATCACCATACCGCCCGCTGTGAAGCAGGGTGGTTCTGAATGCGAAAGGAGAGAAGGAAGGCTGACCGAGAAGGAAGATTCATTATATGCATTGTTGTCATTTACTTCCTAGTAATAGGCACAATGAATTACATCTTCGAGGTCACGAAGCCGACTGACACATATGGATATTACGAAAGCGGGGGCAGTTCCGGTAGGTAAAACCGGAATTGTCAAGATGGATCTTCCGTCAGGCGCAACCGCATGCCTCTCGGATTTACGCCACACTTATTCCAGAGAGGTGGAGACAAGTATCCCATCGGAAGGGAGGTTGCATGTATCGAAAAGGTGCATTAACTGCGGCGCGGTAGCGACCATTGTTTACTCTCTCACATATGGCCCTCGTGGGCCACAGTTAGACCGGCTTTATCGCAGCTATGATTACACCGACTGCGAGAAGTACGTTGGCGGAAGAATGGCAGCGCGTGATGACGCACTGGACGAGGAAATGCGAGTTCTGCTCAAACGAATTACATAGGAATGGAGATTCCGTGGCGCCCGGGGATTCACACAATGTCAGCGCAATAGCAAGAGAATGCCATCTTCAGATGTCAGGGGAGCTTTCCGTAGGCTGGATGTACGATGCGTGGCTCATCTCACGTGGTATTTATCCTTCTACGATCACGCAGCGTGTGATTCTGGCCCTCGGGCACAACTGCGAACCGACTAAGAACGCACTTGGGTACCGCGACTGCCAGGTGCGCGTAGGCGACCACATTCCAATCCCTCCGGGTGAAGTGCCAGCAGCAATGGAATTGTTCTGCTCCCAGTTGACTGAATTGACACCCGGAGAGGCATTCTTCTGGTTCGAGACAATCCATCCCTTCAGGGATGGAAATGGCAGGACTGGATATCTGCTATTCAATGTGTTGAATGGAACGAGCGATCGGCTCGTTCCCCCTCCGAATTATTGGCGCGATCCATATAGGGCGCCAATGAATGCAACAGAAAAGAAAGACAGTCTGCGCTTCTCACAGAAGTACCGAAGCTAAAATGCCTCGGCGGAATATCGAGACCCAGGCTCTGTTGAATGCCTGGCTGGAATATGCCCGCCTAAACGCCGTCGCGGCGCAGGCGTACGACGAAGATAAAGAAACAATAGATAAGCGCTACGGCGCTAAGCCAACCATAAAGGAGCTAAAACGCCGTGCGCGCGAAGAACTCCGAGATAGACGCAATTGTCCGGGTATTGGAGCTACCCCACGAGTCCCCGGAAGAGAAGGCCAGGGCGATTATGGACGCCGCCCTGCGTGAACTCTTGGAGAGAGATTCACTGCACGTGGTCCTGTATCCGAACCCTGAACTCGGTATGATATTCGGGTCTGGCCCCTATTCGACCCGGGGCGACGCACAGCGCGCGGCCAGGAAGCATGGGTTCGCCCATATGATGGAGCCGAAGATCATTCGGCTATTCCCGGATCGCGTTGTAACAGAAGTCCCGGATCAGACGCACTGCGAAAAATGCGGCCATGGATCTTTCGTCCATGGGTCCTTCGTGAAAAAGAAAGGGTGTGGCGTTCGTGGTTGCCAATGCCGTATCACCGACATCCCGGGTTACCGTGCGCGTGCCCGACGATGATCCAGGCCAGGGAGGAAACAAGAACTGCCGCCTCTGCGGCAGGCCGTTGGCGATGATCCAGCAAGAATCAGGTGTCCACGCCTACTGCGAGGAGAAGAAAGAATGCAAGATTGCGTGATCTGCGGATCACCGGGGACGATCCCCTGGGTACATGACGGGTGCACCCAGGCCCGGTGCGACAGGTGCACCGGGGGAGACCTGGTTCCGCTGTCCTCGGTCGCGGCAGCGATCGTGGACGTCTACCAGTGCATCGCATGGCGTCAACTGCCTGCCAGCGTCCGCGACTGGGCACTGGACTCCGCAGAGGCGGCAGGAAAGACTCCGCTCGACGTGGACCTGGCCGTCGCGGAGTACATCGACGCGATGGAGAAGCTGGGAGAGTTCGCATCCCCGATGGAGGATGCGCTAGGGTTGCCGACCTGGCCTCCAGAGCCAGATCGGTGAGGTTGACAGGCGGACGCCGCGCTCTCACACAGTCACGGCGTCTGGTGCAGCCCCCTACGTGGCCCGTAGGGGGCTGTGCTATTTTGCCGTCATGGCGACGACGGTGCGGCCCTGCCTCGACACTACGGGCGAGGAGATCACGATCATCACGGCCCTGTCCGTGGGCAGGGTGATGATGCACTGCCCTGCGGGGGCAGAGCTGGCCGTCTTCCAGGACGGCCGCTTGATCCGGGCGGGACACCCGAAGTCATGCAAGTGCATGACCTCTCCCGGCCCCACCGAGGGATCTCCTGCTCCGCGCCGTAAGGGCGCGGATGGCACGATGTCAGCTCCTCCGGGGTTCCGGGACAAGGTCGCGGCGGTGTCCACAGTCATCTCCCCTACTCTCGCGCGGGACGAGCACGCTTGCCCGCCCGCGCCTGCCAACCAGGAAGACCCCGCCCCGCGTGAGCTGCCCGAGATCTCAGAGCGCAGGCGCCTTGGACTGATGCTCAAGGCGGTCGAGGGGATCGGCGATCACATCCTGATCGCCCAGCTCAAGGCGCAACTCGCCGCACTGGACCCCGAGGAGGGTCCGGTGGAGGATGCCCCGCAGGAGCCTCTGTGTGCCCCTGTGGAGGACGAGCAGCCCGAGGTGGACCAACCACCCCAGGTGGGGGACAAGTGGCCGCAGGCGGCCACACAGCGCCTTACAGAGGCACATCCGCCTGCGAGGCGGAAGCGTCGCAGTCCGATCCGCAGTCTCGCCACGGTCGCAGCCGTGGCGATGGTAGCTGCGAGCATGGTGCAAGTGTTGGTCACCAGTGGTAGTGTGACCAACACGAGTTGAGCACCCCTCAACGCCCGTCGGCGCGGTCAGTTGCCGATGGGGTACGAGGGCGGAGACAGGCCCCCAAGCCGCCCTCGTCACGCCGCCCGTGCACGGCGGATTGGCCGTACCGAGTTTCCCCCGTACCTCGGTGCAGCCAACTGGGCATCATGCCCAGAGTGCGCACGGCCCCATCCTTTCCCTCCGGTTCGGATGGGGCCGTCTCCATGCACCGGCGTCGCGCCCGCCGGTAGAGCGCTCGGGCGCTCCGTGGCCCAGGCATCTTTAGGTGGGGATGCCTGGGCTATGTGCTACACTTCGGCCCAAGACGAGGCACTGGCCGTGAATCGTCTGCCCCCGCGATACCGGGCAACGCGCGGGGGCACTTCTCGTTTGGAGGAGATATGAGCGCAGTACCGCTGCCCTGATATACAACAGACCGACCGGCCTCGGTTGAGGCCGGTCGGTCCGGGGGGTGGAGAGGTCAGCTTACCAGTTGGGCCTCTCCGCTCCAAGCGGAGTGAACACCAGGGCGCCTCCGTAGGGCGCCCTCATGGCACTCGCAGTCATACGGGCAGCCGTGGGGACGTTCGCCTCCCAGGGCGTCACACAGGACCTTGAGGGCGATGTTCACCCGGCGACTGATGGTCCTGTCGGTCACGCCGTACTTGTCGGCCAGCTCGACCAGGGTGAGCCGGGAGAAGACCCTCTCGATCAGCAGTACCTGCTGATCAGCAGTGAGTGGTGCGGTATCCCAGGCATGCTGCACGTCCAGATATGCAGCATGCCATTTCCCGCCCTCCGCAGGATCGGAGGGCGTGTGGACCTCGGAGTCCCCCGCCGCTGGCGGCGTGTCGTCCCCGGCCAGAACATGCGGCAGCATGTTCATGATCAAGTTCCGCCCGTAGAACTCTTCATCCTCGGGTGCATACCCGAGGCCGTGAGCGCGAGACGCTCGCGCTACCTTGTCGAGCTTCGCCCGAATGTCCCGGCGGAGTCTGTAGGCAGCCTTGCGCTCATCCTCCTCGGGGACCGAGGAGTACTCCTCCATTGCCTTCGGGTGCTCCAGGGTCCAGAGCCATGCCTCCTGGGTGAGATCCTCGACCTCCACGAAGTGCGAATACTTTCGCTTCACTTCGGAGACGACGATCCTCACTTCATCTTCGACACAGATCATTGCCGCCTCCTAACGGTGCAGAGTCGAGACATACGGAAGGACCTTGTGATACAGGTCCCTCAACACCAGGACGTCATGCTCGCAATGCTCGACCACCTGATCCATCGACGGTCCATCGAAGCTGGCAGCGCGCTGCCAGGTCTCCCAGGAGATCGGCGTCTTCGCCGTGGGGAACCCGAAGAACTTCTGTGCATTCTCCAGCTTCGCACTGCCGATCCTCATCGACGCACTGTTCAGATACCACCGGGTATCCAGCATGAAGTGAGTCTTCAGGGGCCGCTCTCCCGCCTTCGCCAGGCGGGCATTCAGGAATGGAATGTCGAACAGTCGCCCATTGTGGGCGACGATCAGGTCGAAATCCTCAAGGCAGTCGCGGATCTCGATGCACAGCTTCGAGTCGTCGATCGGATCATTGAGCCGATATGTCGGGGAGTCTCCCCGGAATGTCCAGGTGTCACCCTCAAGGGTGACGAATGAGCAGCAGAGGATTCTGCCCATCAGCGCCTTGAGGTCGGTAGTCTCAAGATCCCACATGACAATCTTCACAGATCCTCCTCGTCAATCCACTCGACCACGGTCGCACCATTGTGACCGTGAATCCTGATCATTGCATTCAGAGAATCCCAGATTGCGACACTGCCGCCCTCGGCGGCGATAGGGACGAACTCCAGGGCCACCTTGCCTGTCGGGAACTCGACTCCTCTTGCCACAATTCCGAGTCCGGATACGCCGGACTCGTCGATGAACCTGTGCAGCCGGAACCTCCTCACTCTCGGTCCAGAACGACAATCGCAGGATCGACCTCGGTCTTCGCCGACTCCAGCATTCCCACGGCTTCCCATACCGTGGTGTCCTCGGGAGTGACGATCCGCAGATTCCTTGTGCCGTTCGTCGCCATGACATCGGCGACGACGACCCAGCGGACGAGAACCCCGCCGAACATGTCGTCTTCGTCGCGTTTCTGGACAGCTTCGGAGATCGCCCGGTCGAGAATCTCGACCATCTTCACGGCATCGCCTGGCTCCGATTCCTCCATGATCATGATGCTCCTATCTGTTCATCAGTTCGAGGATTCCCTCTGTCCCTCTTTCGAGGAACAGCTCATTCACATCCCTATCCCTTGGGAGTTGTACTGCTACCGCCGTTTCCAGAGTTTCCGTTATTTTTCTTGCGAAGCTTGTCCCGGCCTTGTCCCCATCCCCCCAGACCCAGACGGTTACGAAACCGCCGAACATTCGGGGATGATGTTTCTTCCAGTTGCCAGCTCCGCATACCCCGACTGCGGGCAAGCCGAGCTGCGAAAGAATTACCGCGTCCAGCTCGCCCTCCGTTACGCATATCTCATCTCCGGCCTCCTGAATTGCTCGGATATTGAATAGCCTTGTCTGGTCTCCGGACTGCCCGAGATACTTCGGGCAGTTCGCTTCCTTGCAATCGTGCTTCTCCATGCAGCGGAATCGCAGTGAGTACGGTCCCCTGGGTCCGAGGGCCGGAATTGCCAACCGGCCCTCGAACTGCTCATGTCCCGAAAGAGGCTCGGCGACGAGCCCGAGGCGAAACTTTCTTGCGGTATCGAGGCTGATACCCCTGTCCAGGAGATACGGCCTTGCCAGGCCGATGCTTGTCTCGTATCTGCTGACCGCTGTCTCCAGTGATTTCCTCTGCGCGTCTGACAGCGGACGCAAAGTCAATCCCCTCCCGCTTCATCAAGAGGTCGAATGCAGTGCCTGCCGCCTGGCAGGCATGACAGCAGAACAATCCCTCGTCCAGACTGAGTACCGCCGAGGGGCGGTGCTCCTCATGCACCGGGCAGAGGATCTTCTGATTGCCCGTCCGATTGGAATCGAACTCCACGCCCAGGTGCTCCAGCACCTGGTTCATCAGCCATGCATGGTCGACCTGCCTGTAGTCCAGAGCCACCATTCCTCCGCTCTGTCATTCCCTTGGAACGAAGGTGCGGAAATCTCATGTTCTGGCGAAACCTCCGCACCTTCGAGTCAGGCCGCATCCTCGTGATGGAACTCTGCCCTGAAGACCAGATCCTTCCATTCGCGAAATGTCATCAGAACGCCCCAGTCCTCGATGGACTGCTCGCCCAGCCCGTCTGGGCGGAATACGACGACCGGAACATTGCCCTTGGAGTTGGCGTACGCCTGGCGAAGCCACTCCAGTGGCTTCAATGCACGCCGGGCCTTCACCTCGATCGCATATCCCGGAGTGTTCAGGATGTCCACGCCGGGGCGTCCTGCCCCGGCTGTCTCGGCGAACGGCCAGAGGCCGGAGAGTCGCAGGTTCTCTGCGACGACAGCCTGTGTGCGGTATCCCCGGCTCTTTCGAGATCCGACGGTCACAGTGTCCACATCCCGAATCCCAGGTGACCCGTGAGCCACACCAGGAATACGACCAGGACCCCACGCAGGGTCATGGTCACTGGAGTGTTCCGCTTGTCGCGGACAGAGAACCATTTCCAGACGTGCTCGCTGAGGGTGTCGCCGACCTCCTTGGAGATGAGCGCCTTGGATTCCAGACCAAGGAACATCAGCACCCAAGCGATCCACCCATAGGTCGAATCGTCCATTCAGCCCACCTTCTTTTTCTCATCGCCACGCAGGACGACCTTGAACCGGGACCTGCTCCACTCGTGGTTGATGACGAACCCTTCGGGGAATGCGTACCCGGGCATTGCCCGGGAACCGACAGCGAACAGCTCGGATCGAACCATCTCGATTCCCTCTTCGAGGTCATCGCCAGTTCCCGTCCAGAGGATGGGGACGACCCCGAGGCCGCGAACTCCGAACTCGCCGAGAGTGATATCGGCCCAACGCGTGGCGTTGAACAGGGAGAAGCGCCGATCCTGCTGGACCAGGCCGTATCCACGGTTGATACGGCTGCCCCACCACTCGCCGTAGTGGCAGCCGTATCCCAGCCTTGCCAGACCTTCGGCGTTTTTCGACACCCACTGCGCGAACTCGTGATTGTCGTTTCCCGGAGCAAGCCAGCGCTTGCGAGAACCGGCGGCCACGCCGAACTCCTGGTCGTCGACCTTCGCCCAGGTCACGTGGTAGGGGGCGAGGTCCTTCTCGTCCTGGTTCTTCGTGGGATCGAAGACGTAGACCAGGCCATTGGTTCCGTCGATCTTCTCGGTTATGTTGATCGGAGTGTTCCATCTCTGGATCTTGCCGAATGCGGGATACATTGCGCTCCTCTCAGTAGTACAGGGCGGGCGACCGGAACGATGCGCGTTCCGGGAGAGCCACCAGATCGAATGACGTCCGACCGGTAGGGTCGGACTTCCCGTTGCGGTGCTTCACCGGGGCAATCCTGAAGATGCCCCGGTCCTGGTCGTATGCCACGGTCAGGACGACCTCCGGCAACTGTGTGATCTTTCCTTGGATGTCCCGGCTCGGTTGAGTCAGATGCGCCTCTGTCGTGGTGCTCTCTGTCGTGTGGTGCAGAATCCATACCGCCGCGCCCGTGACGCGGGCGAGGCGATGCAGTTCATCCATGACGGAGAGCAGACCCTGATACGATTCGCCCAATCCGTGGTCGACATTCATCGCGTTGTCGACCACGATCAACTGCGGCCATTCGTCCCAGACCTCGACATATGCGTCGACCTCAAGGGCGATATCGTCGACCGTAGGAGACGAGTCGAAGCAGAATTGGAGTCGACATGAGGAGAGGAACTCCTCGTAGTAGCCTCTGAACGCCCCTGTGATCGACGAGGACACATCCTCGACAGGATCGCCCGAGAGCACGGCAGCGAGCCGTGTAGAGGCCGTGTGAGGCGCCATGTCGGCACTGAAATAGAGGGTGGGCAGATTCAGTTTCGCTGCCCACCACATCGCCAATGTCGACTTCATCGCGCCGGGACGACCGGCGACCATCATCAGTTGCCCCTTCCGGGGCCGGACCCCGTAACCATGCAAGGCTGCGAGGTCCGGCAATTCCGGGAGGGCTTCAGCCGAGACCGCCAGATTGAATGCGCGTCCCGGATGCAGCATCAGTCGTTCTTGGCCTCGGGCTCTTCATAGACTCCGCCCGCCACAGCAGCCTGGGCGGACTGACCCTTGCTCGGAATGGCGCTGTGGAAACTGGCGGTCACCGTTCGGCCAGCCTCAAGCTCCTCCCGGAGACGAGAGACGAACGCCTCGAAAAGTTCCATGTTGTCGTCGCTCTGGCCGCCGTAGCTCTTGATGTCGAGGCCAGGCAGAACGAAGACGACCTTACGTTCGAGTTCCATGATTACCGCCACGCCTTTCCGGTGCGTCCGTCGATGGGCTTGCACTTCGTCGGGTCGCCCTGCTGCGCAGGGCACATCCACGCGGACCAGGCGCCATTGCGCCCTGTGCCGCTCTTGAGCGTCCTCTGACCGTGGGGGCACATCTCCATGCCGCCAACACTCTGCTGGGGCGCCGGAGCCCCCCAGGGCGACGGCATGGCCGCCACCGCGTCCTGCGGACGCGGGGCCGATCCGGTTCCCTCGTGCTGCTGCACGAGGTGCATCACGACCGCCTCTTCCGCCAAGAAATGCTGCTGGCAGGCCAGCACCATCGACGGCAGATCCTTTTCCATCTCCACGCCGGGGAACATCCCGGCGAGTTGATCCATCAGCTCGGTGGCGTCGGCACCCTTGACGACGATCCAGGCTCCCTGCTGACCGCGACCCTTGATCGTCACGGTGCAGTCTTCAGTCGGCATTGACCAACTCCAATTCACTCGGCATGCATGGGAGATAGCTGAGAATGTTGTACGGAGGGCATCCGGGAGAAACGTCGAGGACGACCGGGATCTGATCGAAGATCAGGCTCTGCGGGTCCTCGGCGACAACGCCGAGTAATCCGTTCACCGGCGACTTGTCATGCCCATTCCACTTGACGATCCTGACCCGATCACCAGGGACGAACTTCGGCGGAGCGAGATCCGCCGAACTGGTAGCAGTAATCGCGCACCTCGCAGTAGTTACAGAGCATCGAACTATTCGGCAGGAAGATCTCGTTCTTGACCATCTTCGCTGCCGTTTCGACGCGATATCTGATGCGATCCGCGGTATCTTTCTTCACTTCGCACGGGAACATTGCTCCCGTGCGATTCATGTAGTAGGCAGCCATCCTCGGGAGATTCCCGAACATCTCCTCGACCGCAAGGGCGTAGAGATACAGCTGATCGCAGTCCTTGGGCATGTTCGCCCCGGACTTCAGGTCCACCGGGAAGATGCCGTTCGGGTTCTCCATGATCCGGTCGATGTATCCGACGACCGGGAATCCGAACATCTCCGTCTCGAACTTCAGCTCGATGGCCGGTTGGCCATCCGGAGTGATCCAGATGAACGTGCGCATGTCCTGCGCACGATGGATGTAATTCCGCCAGTTGACGACCATGGATGGCCCATTTGCCAGCCACCACTTGCGGGATTCCTTCTCCGGCCATTCCTTCGATGCTCGCCCGCTCGCCCGCCAGGAGTCGGGATCTGTACCCGACTCCTGTGCCCTGGCCTTGATCTCCGCCTCGAACGCTTCGGCGAACGAGACGGGTCCGTCGACCGGGAGACCGAAGTCCTGCTTGTCGAGGGTCTCGGTGGCGGCGTGCACGGCACTGCCGCCCACCAGCGCCCAGGATGGCGTCCTGGGCACCTTGACGACCCGCTCAAGGCGGAATTTTTCGCCGCATGAAGCGACTGCGGAAATTGCCGAATGGCTGAGATGCCGGATCTCGCTCATTGCATGTGACGGGCGTAGAAGATCGGCCAGTCGATACCATCGGAGATGGCGTGCCACGTGCGGGCGGGAGTCTTGATCCAGAAGCGATCCGAGCGAAGCGCCTTGACGACCGTCCAGGTCGGGTAGTTGTCGGGCGGGATCTCATCGGATTCGATGATCTCGATGTTCTCGACCTTGATCCTGTAAGCCTGCTTCTCGCCTGCGGCCTGGACGAGGACGCCTTCATCGCTGTCGTCGTCCAGGACGACGAGTCCCTCTCCGTCGTCGTCATCGGCGAAGCCGAGGAATGCGACCCGATCGCCGACCTTCACCTTCATCTTCTCGGGCGCGAGCGCCTTCTCACTCGCGGGGATGATCTGACTGCGCCCGATGACGAGAGCCTCGCCGATGTGGTCAGCATCGGCGACGATGACATTGCGATACTTGTCGGTACCGAGGTATCCGACGGTACGCGGAAGGCCGTTTGCTCCGTCATTCACGAGCAGTGTCCCGCAGTCCTTCATCGGGTCTTCCTCGGGAACTGCCATGTGGACGCGCTCAAGCTCATGATTGAAATACAGCGACACAGTCTCATGGAAGTCCGGCAGGACATCCATCAGTCCGGAACTGTGATCCGGGCCGTCCTGGATCGTCCCGAACTCCCACTTCGCTCCCTCGCGCATGAGGCGAACGCGGTCCCCGGGGACGAGGAACGGAGCCACCATTTCGAGGTACTCGCCCAGCGGAGAGTAGGTCTTCTCCGTGCCGTCTGGCTCACGGACGATGCATCGCACGTACCCATTACAGATGGCGTCGACAATGCCATGCCAGCCACCGGCGGGGCTCCTCACCAGATCGCCGCAGCGGAATCCGGTCGCAGAACTCACGCCCTTCGACGCGATTCTCTTCTCGCGGTATCCGGTTTTCACGTGCCGCTCATCGTAGAACTTCATCGCCGTCCTTTCCCATGACAGACAGCGCCCATTGGGCGCTACAGGTTTTCAGAGGACTGCGAGACACCTCCTTCTCGCTGGGAAGAATGTATCACCGCGTCAACAAGAATGCAATATAAGAATGCGACACGCGCATTGTTCTGCGTTTATGTCGGCGACACGCCGAGAGGGTGTCAACATCGAGTCATCCGTGGCACACTGGAGGCACGGCCCTGCGAGGCCGGGCGTGTCGTAGGACACGCAAGCGCGGCCTCCCCTCATGTGGCTCTAAGGGGGGGCCGTGTCTTATGCTCGGGCGCGCCGGTGGTCGCGCTCCGGCAAAACAACGGAGCCCCCTGCGCTGTGGTCACAGGGGGCTTCGTTGGTTCCGGTCGGTGTCTGTAGCGACCTGGTTGCGCAGCTTACACCTTTTCTTCCCAGGGCCGCCAAGGGGCGGCGGGGTCCCTCTCCCACCACATATGCTCATCCACGCCCTCACGGGCGCGGACGAACTCCAGCAGTCCCTCTGCGCGGGGGTTCCACCTGATCACCACCTTGTCGTATCCGTAGTCGTCGGCCATCTCCTGGAGTTGACGCTCGACGCGCTCAAGCTGGATCTCCATCTCCTCTCCGAGTTCCAGGCCCATCTCCCGCCGGACGTATGCGCGCACGGCGCGCACCTCCTGCGGATTGTTGCCAGCCATCCGCCACCATGGCGGCAGCTTGCGCGCGCGGCACTTGATCTTCCACTGGGACGCGTAGGTGGCGACTGACCTGACGGTCAGTCCGCTGATGGCCGCCACTTCGGCGTGGCCGCGTCCCTCCATCAGCGCGTCCCATGCGGCGCGCTGCCGGTCGCTAACAAGATCTTCTCGCGTGGTCATACTCGATAACCTACCCGGCATCCGGGTAGTTATCAAGTGGTCACTTTTTACCGGGCAAACGGCCCATCGGACACTGTATAACCGCAGGTCAGAGGCCCATTACATCATGGGCAATTAATGTAGTGGCAACATCAAGTCAGCAGGTGGTAGGCTTACTGTCCGATCGGGTAGTCATCAAGTCAGACGACGGACCGGAGGACGATCATGGCGAGACGCAAGACAACCGGCCCCCTCCTCAGTGAGGTGGCCGAGGAGTACATCGCCCACCAAGTCGCACTTGGCAAGGCCAAGTCGACAGTCAGCCAGAGGCGCTGGGCTGTCCGCCATGTGCTGCGTATCCTCGGCGAGGACATGCCGCTGGCCGCCATGACGCGCGCCCACATGGACGCCGTCATGATCCAATGTGACAACCTCGCCGTTGCGACACGCAATAGCCTGTACTGCACTCTGCGAGGTCTTGTGGCATTCGCCAGGGCGAATGAATACGAGTGCCACGACTTCATGTTCGGATACAAGGCCACAACCGCCCCGAGGCGGCGTTACAAGTACATCGACCCGAGCAGATTTATGGACATCATCGAAGCCGCGTCCAATCCCCATGCCAGGGCATTGGTCGCAACAATGCTCTTCACCATGCTGCGCGGTTGCGACATCCGCAATCTGCGGATGGAGAACCTGGACTGGGATGAAGGACCGCATGGTTCTCTGCGGATCACCATGCAGAAGACGAAAAAGGAATTGACCATCCCGCTCTCGGCGCTGTACGCCGAGGAGTTGCGGAACTGGGTTCAGATCCTCACCGATGAGATGATGATTGCTGGCCGCAAGGTCGGCAAGGGAACGATTCTATTCCCCCGCCGGGGCGGGGATCGGTCCGGCGCTGCCGGGAAGCTCCTAGACTTCGACAAGTCGGTCTCCCGGTTCGACAAAGTATTCGTCCGCGCGGCACGCGCGGCCGGGATTGACCTCGGAGAGGGAGAGGGCGCTCATACTGCGCGGCGCTCCGCCGCGCGAGCGCTTTACATGAGGCTCGTCAAGACCTCGAACCATTCCCGGGCATTGCAATTCGTGCAGTACATCATGGGTCACGCGTCGTCGAAGACGACGGAGATGTATATCGGTGTTAGCGAACTGATGGCGGAAGCCACGGCAGTTCTTTCCGACGACCCGTTCGGCATTGAGGAATCACGGCGTGCGGGCCGTGGTGGAGACAACGTCACGAAGGTGAGTTTCGGATGAAGATTCAGATTGACGCATGCGACCAGTGCGAGCGCCCGAGAGGAAATCTCCTTTCCATGGAGATTGCCCTCGGAGGGCAGAGCGGGAAAGCACTCCTCTGCGAGGAGTGTGCGCAACCGTTCGTCGCCCTGGCGGGCAAGTTGCTCACGCGTAGGCGGAGGAAGCCGCCCCGCCCGAGGCGGGTTGTCCTGTCTGAGTGACGAGCAGAGACAGCGAAAGAGGGGCACCGCAGAAGCGGTGCCCCTCTTGGGTTGAGCGGGTATGATCGTCGCATGAAGAGATGCAGAATCAGAGGAGATGCGGAGAGAGCGAAGATGCTCGGAGCATGGATGAGGTATTATCGACAATTGACCGGGTACACCCAGCAGCAGATGAGGTCATTTATTGAATGCGACCAGGCGGCGATTTCGCACTGGGAGTGCGGGTCACGCACTCCCGGGATTTTCGTCATTGAAAGATATGCGAAAATCACGGGCGTCAGTATTGAGGATTTCCTCGTGAGAAGATTTCCCGATCCGACAATGGTTGTGAATGATGCACTCAGAGATCCCCAAGATGCACTGCTACGACAAGATCGACTCCGCCTTCAGGCGGAAGCCCGAGCGAGGAACGGAGACGCCTTACCGCAGAGTCGACGGTACCGTCGTAGCAATGGCCCATGGGAAGGCACAGGAGGGCGCGTAAGGCGCTAACGTCCTGCCCCTGGTCTCCCAGTGCCAGATCGCCCTTGAACCACTCTGGAGGCAGCTCAGAGGCTGCCGTCTCGCCGAGCCGTTCAGCGGTCTTGGCGTCCACGAAACCGGTCACGGGGATTTCCTCACGCCGCTGGAATCCCCGGACCGTGAACTCCGTGATTCTGTCATATGAGCCACTGGCGAGTAGAAACAATTTTCGCTGTACGACCCGCACGTCGGAACCATTCATTCCGACGTGCAGTTCACGCTTGAACCATCTGGGCATTTAGATCACCAGGAATGTTGCGAGGACAATTCCACCGTAGTTCTTCGATTCTCTTTCCGGTGGCTTTACCCGGGAGAATGAAAGAGACTTCACGGTGGCGGTGAACTCTTCACCGCTCGTCCAGTCGTGGACAGATACCATTGCCCTTGTCTGCTCCAGCTCCTCCAGCGCCTCAAGGCGAGCCCAGGCACTGCCGTCGTATCCGACGGCGATTCCCCGGCGGTCGCGCTCATGGTCATAGCACATGAGCGGGATCTGGACCAGGCGCTGCACACGCGTTCTCGGCAGCGCCTTCAGGGATGTCGCATCGAGAATTGGAGTACTCTTATGAGTAGAAGAGTCCGACAGGAGTCGGAACCCGAGGGACAGATACTGGAGCGAGTAGTCAGCAGAACGGATGGAGATGTCAACATTATCGTCGATCCCAGGACCGAGGCTGAAGTTGTATACCGGATCTGAATCCGGGAACACTGTATACAGCTCGATCGAAGTGCCGGTCGGTGTCGTTCCACGCATTCTCGCAAGTGCGAACTCTTTCGGTTCGCTCGTCGCGAACCGCACCCTGCCGGACTGGATGTATCCCTCGGTGACATACACAGTGTCCGACTGGATGAAGATCCCCGTATGGTTCTGACCGATCACCACGCGATCGGTCGACCCGAGGAAGGACAGAGCCTCGATGTCGTATGCGGCGGTTCCGACGTTGGCGTCATACGCCCAGGCGAATCTGCCATTGTCGACCTCCATCGAGAGGTCGATGCGGGCGCATCCGCTGGAGCCGTCGATGTCGGCTCTGATCCCCGCATAGATGAATCGGTCCCTGGCGGCGATGGCCTTGACAGGGTAAGTCGTTTCGATCGTCAGAGGCCCGAGAGTGACGGTTCCGCCGTCACCGAGAATGCCGATGCGAACACCCTTGCTCGTGCCTACGCCGACGTAGGCACCGATGTAGGCCCGGAGGGAATAGATCTCCTCGCCAGGTGGCATCTCCGCCACCTGGATCATTCCGCCCAGGGTCGGCGTCGACCCTGCCGTTCCCGCGTCGATCAGCGCCATCGAGAATACCGAAGACAGCCCATTGTCGCGGCCCGCGACGAGGATGCAGTCCGGAGCTTCTGCGGCACATTCCCACGTCCATGTGCTGGATGGATGGGAATACGTTGCGGTTCCCATGGAACCGCCCGCCAGGGTCAGTTCCCACAAGGAGTTACTGCGGGATGCGATGATGCGTCCCTTGGCCCACCAGAGCCTGATCGTAACGCCTGTGGTGATCGTCCACAGGGATGCAAGTGTCGTGCCCGTAAGGGCACCGACGCTGATTCCATCGGTCGTTCCAACCAGCACATTCTGTCCGGCGATGACGACGGACCCCGTCGGAGCCGCACCGGACGAGACGGTGTAAGCCGTCTCGGTCGTTCCGTCGTGCTTATACAGCACACCGTCAATGGTGTAGAAGACGTTGCTCACGCCACTGATCAGAGCACTGGCGGCATACATGCGATTGGAACCAGTCGCGGCCCTGCCCGCGACCATGGACTTC